CCCGCGTGCCATGGTGCGGCATGCCATCCAAGCGCGAGACCGGATCCTGGGGCCAGCGCTGCATCTCGGTCAGCGGTCGCACGTACCGCAGGTTGCGCGAGTACGCAGACCGCAACAGAACCCCGATGGCGCAGCTCGTCGAGACGCTCACCGCGGCCGAGGCCAAGGTCGGCCAAGCGCTGCTCGATGCCCGGTAACGCGCTCCTTCGGCTGCCCGAGCTCACGTCCGACCAGGTCGCGCTCGTCACGTGGATGGTGTCGACGCCGGACGGCCGGCGGTTCCTCGAGCACGTGATCGCCGATGCCCGCGGCGCCGAGCGCGGGGTTGACAGGCGCGCCGAACCGTGCGCCCATGAGGCATGCGCAAGCTCGCCCGCCGAATCACCCTGAGATCCGAGACCGTCCGCATGCTGGCGTCGCTTGAGCTCGAGCGCGTGGCCGGCGGTGCGCCCAAGCTGACCCTGATCGGTACCGGGCCGAACTGCGCCAGCGACGCCGGCGGGTGCGAGAGCGGCAACTGGAGCTGCCCGGGCGTGAGCTGCTGCTGAGCGCCAGCTTGACGCCCGGTCACCCGGCGTGCCAGCTTGGGGCATGCCCAAGACGCTGATCGTGGAAGACGACGAGATCGCGTGCCTCGTGCGCGCTTCGCAGAAGATGAACGCGGATCTGCCGACGCAGCCCGGCCTCGCGACCCTGACCCCGAAGATCGCCGCGCTGACCGACCCGGACCCTGAGCCAGCGGCGCCGCCCCCGGCCGAGGCCAAGTCCTCGAAGAAGTAGTCGGTGCCCTGGGACGACAACGGATCGGTGACCGGCGGCCGGCGCCCGCACGACGGGTGGCTGGCCCAGTTCCTCCGCAAGGAGGCGGAGCAGCAGGCCGCCATGCTCGTCGCGATCCGAGAGCGGGTGCAGCGCGACCTCGAGCGGAACCCCGACGTCGTGCCGGGCAAGGAGACCATGCGCGCGGCCCGGTTCGCGCAGGAGGGCTACAAGATCCTCGCCGGGCTGGAGCTCGAGACCGCCAAGGTCAAGCTGCTCGCCCAGCGCGTGCACGGCAAGACGCCAATGTCGGACGACGAGTACGCGAAGGAGCTCGAGGCCCTCGGCCGCGACGCGCTTGACTCGCTGAGCGACGCCGACCTGGCGCTGGAGCTCGAGCGCCGGCGGACAGCGCTGCCGGCGCCGCGACCCGCTGCCGATCGCGAGCCTTGACGCCCGGCACCGCGCGATGGCACGGTGTCCGCATGCGCGATCAGGTTTCGCGCGCGAGGCCGACATGACCGACGACATCACCCGCCGCCGCGAGCACCGCCTCGCCGACCACGACCTGGCCGACGCGAACCGAGCGCGCGGGCTGCCGGCCGACACCGGCGTCGCGATCACGGACGTCGACTGCACGCCACGGCCGCGTCGGGGCGAGTCGCAGGTCGCGTTCGATGCGCGGATCGCCGGCTACATGCGCGAGGCCGGGCTCGTACAGCGCGAGGTCGACCAGCGCAACCGGAACACGGCGCTGCGGTTGGTCGACGACGGCGGGCGCATCTGGCGCAACCTCGCCGACGTGCCGGACCACCGCGGCATCACCGCGTACTTCACGCAGTGCGCGTGCGGCTGGTGCGGCCTGCGCGTCGCCGACCCCGAGGTGGCGCGGCGCGAGTACGACGCCCACGCGTGCGCTGCGGCGAACATCGGCAACGACGCGGTGTCCCGCGCGCAGGCCCACGCCGGCAAGGCGACCATGCCGCCGAAGCGCAAGGCGTCGGTGCTGCAGCCGGCCGCGATCGCGCCGGAGGCCCCGGCTGAGGCTCAGGTCAAGCGCGCCGAGCCGGCCGACGACTTCGAGCAACGCGCGGCGCTCCTTGAGCTCAAGTGATCCCCGCGGTCCGCCTCGGTGCCACGATATTCCGCATGGGAATCGACCAGCTCATGCGCGCGCCGGCTGCGGTCGCCGCGGCCCGGCCCGGGTCCGAGTGGTGGGAGCTCGTGCTGCACGGCACTCTGACCGAGCCCGAGCGCTGGGCGGGCCCAGCGCACGGTGACCCGCGGCGATGGGACTGGGGCACGACCGGTTACTCGCTCGGCGAGGCGCTGCAGCGGCACGACCATCTACTGCGGGTGGCGCGCAATCTGACCGCCGAGCAACGCGATGCGCTGTGGAGCGACGCTGATCCGCGCGCGGCCGAACTCCGGCGGGCGATGCGATGACGGTCCGCGGCGTCTTCGTGCGGTTCCGCGAGGTGCACAACCTGCAGTGGTGCGAATCGCCGGCCGAGACCAAGATGCTCGACCGGCTCGATGCCGAGCGCGATCGGATTCCTGGCGCGCCTCGACTCGCTGCGGTGTGCCTCGGAATGATGCGCTGACGTGAGGAAGCTTGCGCCGGCGTCGCGCGCTCCTGCAGGATGGGGCCGATGCTCAAGCCCAACGTTCAGCGTCCTCGCCTTCGCCCCGCCGTGTCCCTGTTCCTGTGGTTCACGGTCCCAGCCGTCTTCGGCATCGGCGTGGTGTTGCCGGTGCTCGAAGCGGTGTTCCCGCGGCCGGCCGCGCTGGTCGAGCCAGAGCTGCACCGGGACCAGCAGCCCTCGGCGCCCGTCCCGGTGGCCTGCTCGCGGACCCTGTACTACTACGACATGGCGCCGTTCGTGCGCGAGCGCGTGTGGTGCGGCGGTGTCGCCGGAGGATGCTGGGCGCCGCCGCCATGAACTGCCAGCCGATGTCAGCGATCGGGCGCGTATTTCGCGCGACTGCCCGACATAGGAGCGGGGCAACAGGTAGAACGCTAGCTTGACCGCTGACCCTGATTCGTGCCACACGTTACATGGTGGGCGATCAGGTAACGCCGCAGACAGGCAGGGCATGACGCGATGAACCCCGTCATCCGCCCGCCGCGCCCCGAGGATCAGGGCTACGTCGCCAAGACCTGGAGCCGATCGATGCTCAGCGCATGGTCCGGTGGTCACGCGATCGCGCGGCACGGCGCTCAGCGCACGGTGCCGCAGTCCAAGGGCGAGCGCCGGCAGGAAGTGCTGCGCGAATACCAGCGCCGCATCGACCTGGTGCTCGACCGCGCCGACACCCGCGCGCTGATCGCGGTGCAGCCGGGCAACGGCGCTGGCGCTCGCGACTACATCCTGGCCTGGGTGGTCTACGTCGACGCCGCGGGCGTCCCGATCGTCCACTACGCGTATACGCGCGACCACGACGACATCGGCGACTCGCTGCGTGGGCGCGGGCTCGTGCAGGCGATTTTCCATCGCATCGGGATCCGCCGCTCCACGCCGGTCATCTGCACGAGCGACGGGCCGAGCTCGGCCGCGATGCGTGAGCACTTCCGGGCCAGCACGTACTTCCCGCTGGACCAGTTCCTTTCACCGACGAGGAAGCTCTGATGCAGATCGAACCGCTCTACGACCGCATGCTGGTCCGCCTGCTCAAGCCCGACGAGCGCACGAAGGCCGGGCTTTACGTGCCCCAGCTCGCGACCGACAACACCCCCTACCAGAAGGCGGAGGTCCTCGCAGTCGGGCAGGGGCGCATCACGACGAGCGGCGCGACGGTTCCGCTGCTGGTTAAGCCCGGCGACGTCGTGCTGTTCTTCCGCTCGCAGGCCAGCGGAGAGCAGCTCTACTTTCCCAGTGACGACGGGTCCGAGCAGATGCTGATCCGCGAGGCGAACGTGGCCGGGATCCTGCGCGGGCTCGACAAGGTCACCTCGATCGTCTCGATCGACGGCGGGAACCTGGAGCTGTCGTCGTGAGCGGATGCCGTCAGAAGGCGTTCAGCAAGGGCGCCATCGTGCCATGCAGCCTCGATGCGGGCCATGTGACTGCCGGCGAGCATCACTTCGCGCTGGATGGCCTGGTCGAGTGGGCCGCCTATGGCACCGATGCGAAGCGCGTCACCGCCAAGCGATCCGCTCTCGCCGCGTCACTTCTCGGACCACAGGAGACCCCATGATCGAACGCCCCATCATCGCCGTCCGCTTCCACACCCCGGTCACGCTCGGGAACCAACCGCACAGCGAGTGGTTCGAGGCGCGACCGGGCTCGAGCTACCTCGCCAGCGGCACGATCCGCCCGCGGCCCGGGAACCCCGACCTCGGCGAGCAGCGTACCAGCGTCGTGTTCGAGATCCGGTTCGGCGGGAAGGAAGGCGACATCGACGTCGAGGTGCCGGCGTCTAACCTCGCCGAGATCCAGCGGCGCGCCGCCGAGAAGCCCGCGCAGAACGGCGGGAAGGGTGGTGCGAAGTGATCACCATCATCGACGAGTTCAGCAAGATGCCGATCGAGGTGCTGGACCACTCGATGGTCCGCTCGGCGGCGAACTTCATGCCTGCCGAGGAACTGGCCGGCTTCGCGGTTTGCGAGGGCGAGAGGCTCGGGCTCAGCTACATGGGCAAGGCGGGCGGGCGGCATCTCGTCATCGAGAGCGCGCATGGCGAGCCGGAGCAGGTGGAGCGCCGCCACCTCTACGTGGTCGCACCGGCAGACCAGAGCCTTGCCGGCGCGGAAGCGCTTGTTGCCGCGATCGTGAAACGCCACGGCACCGGATGCTGGTGGTCGGCCGGGCCGGCCGTCGGGCGCCTCGGGCGAGGCGAGGGAACCGTGCGCTGCGCGGAGATTGGTGGTGTGCTGCACGTGGTGCTCGCGTCGTACTACTATTGGTCGCCACGTCAGAGGGCGGCCGCCGTCGACAATGCGCCCGACCCCGCCAGCACGATCAACATGGTCCAGGTCGGTCGCATCGTCGGCTATAATACCGGCAACCGCTGGATCACGCTGGACCGGGCACCCGAGCTCAACCCCGGCGACATCGTGCGCGTGAAGCAAAGCCCGTCTGGGCTGTTCCGTGTCGGCGAGTGCCGCGTGATGGGCGTGACCGGCGCCACGGTGCACTTCGATCGTCCTCCGTTCATCGACATCGGCGCGATCGCCGAGATGGACTACCTGTACCTGGTGCGGCGACCGAGGGCGCAGGCCCGCGGCGGCCAGCATGATCCGCCAGCGCCGAAGCTCGAGGGCCTCGAGGCATGGATCCCGAAGTCGCAGCCCGCATCTCTCTTCGCCGAGATGATCGCCGCTGCGAAGCCCGTCGACCCGCTCGACGTCATGTACGACGGCGTCACGCTGCGGGTGTTGCTCGAGCGCGATCGCCAGCGCCGGACCGAGGACCCAGCGACCGCATGGAAATCGCACGTCCGCCCATCGCCCGCCCAGCGCGCCGCGGTCTCCACCCACTGGAGCGCCGAGCTCCGCGCCAAGGTCGAGGCCAGCGCCAAGGCGGACGCCGCGCGCCGCCCGAGCGTCGTGATAGATCTGGACGACTGACCGCACGGCCGCGCTACACTGCGACACCGGAGGATCCAATGCCCAAGCGACTACCCGACTGCGAAGATCAGATCGCCACCGCTCGCGAGATGCCCGCGAACTGGCAGGCCGGCACCGGCGCGGGCCGCGGGCCGAACGGCGCGAAGCCCACCGAGCAGTGCCGCAACGCCGAGGCGCCGGCCGAGGCTCACCCGGGCGCGCCGAGCAAGCTGCCGGCGTACGGCACCAGCCAGCGCAAGGGGACCCCGTGAACCCCAAGCGGCATCCCGAGGCCAGGGAGCAGATCGCCGCGGCCAAGGTCATGCCCGGCAACGGCGACCCCGAGATGAAGACCGACCCCGAGGAGACCGCCGAGGCCAGCGCCGCCGAGCAGCCGGTGAAGGGGCGTGCTGGGATCCCCGGTGTGCTGCCCGGGACCACGTTCGGGAAGGGCGGCAAGGGATCGTGAGCGACGGTGATCCGCTGTACGGTGCATGGGGCGCGGCGCACCTCGCAGAGCGCGCGCAACGAGCGACCCGGCGCACCGCAGAGGCGACCGAGCAGATCACGGCTGCCCGCGCGGCGCCGACCGGCATCGAAGTCGCGATGCAGGAGCTCGAGACCGCCGGGGGCGCTGCGCCCCCACTCGATCCTGGCACATGGATCAGGAGCATCGATGGATCGTGGCGCCGGGCGCCCGAGGTGTCGCCCGATGATATTGTCCTATCCGGCCCTGAGGCGGGTCGCTACCGCGCCCTGCTCGCCGCCGCCCGCGCCGCGACTGAGGCTACGCGCGTCGTAAAGGCTACGTCCGAGGCGCTGCGCGACGCGTTCCAGCAGTTCTGCGCCGGCATCACCCCGGACAAGGAGCCCTGACATGCCCAGCACCAGCGAGAAGCAGAAGCGCACCATGGCCGCCGCCGCGCACGACCCCGGCTTCGCGAAGAAGGTCGGGATCCCGCAGGCCGTCGCGAAGGAGTTCAACCACGCTGACCACCTGCGCGAGCTGCACCGCGCAGCGAAGTCAGCGCCGACGATGCGCACGAGCACCGGCGGCAAGCCGCGCAGCGGGTACTGACATCGTGCCCATCCACGTCGAATTCCTGCCCAACGTGATGGTGTGCTGCGGCCTGCGCGCCGCCGACATCCCGTCCACCGATGCGGTCATCCTCGCGCGCGACTGGTTCGGCGCCGTAGAGCGCATCCAGGTCGCCGACTGCAGCGGGTGCCTATTCAAGCTGTTCATGATCGGTGACAGCGCGAGGCTCAAGATCGACCGGATGGGCATGAAGGTCGAAGTCCACGACGTCGATGGGGACGCACTCGCGGAGAACTGAGCCGTGCCCGTCGACCCGCTGCTGCTGGACCGGCTCCGCCAGGAACGCCAGCGCCGGATCGACCAAGAAGCCAGGATCGCCGCTGATCGCGCCGACGCCGAGCAGCAACGCCTGCGGGCCGAGACCACCGCGAGCGTCGAGGCCGCCCGGCGCGAGGCCGAGGCGAAGGCCGCCCAAGAGACCAGCCTCGAGCGCATCGGAGCGCTGACCCGGCAGCTCCGGCGCTTCTACCACCGCAAGCAGGAGCGGTTCCTGCGCTCGAAGGCGCAGCGGCGCGCCACGAAGAAGACCCGGCGCTCGGGCGCCACCGCCGGCGGGTGTCGCGAGCTGATCGCGCGCGCGCTCGAGATCCCGCGGTTCCGCGCCGTCTACGCGACCACCACCCGCATCGAGGCCAAGGCGCGCGCTTGGCGCAACGACACCGCGTCAGGCTTCGTCGACGTGATCGAGCGCTACGGCGAGCGGCTCAAGGGCGCCGGCGTTCCGCGATACGACCTCGGCTCGGTGATCGTCGAGGTCCGCGAGGGCGACCTGGCGCTCCAGTTCTCGAACGGGTCGCTCCTCGAGCTGTTCGGCGCCGACGACGAAGGCGCGATCATGAAGCTCCGCGGCCTCGCCAAGCACGTGTACTGGATCGACGAGGCGCAGGACTTCGCGTGGCTCGAGCGCTTCTACAAGGCCGTCGTCGTCGCCGGCATGAACGACTTCGGCGGTGAGTGCTGGCTCACCGGCACCCCCGGCCGCGACCTGGTCGGGATGTTCTACGAGGTCACTCGCGAGGACATCGAGGAGCGCATGGCCGGGTGGGAGGTCCACGAGATGGACGTCACCGACAACCCGTTCTTCGGCCGGCTCGTGTGGGTCTCCGGGGAGTGGTTCGTCGAGGACAACCTGTACGACGCGCCCGGGGCAGAGCGCACGACGCACTCATGGACCGGCGAGGTCGCGCCCGGTGCGCACCGCTGGGGGCCGTTCGACGACGAGGGCGACGCCGAGGCCGCGGCGGTCAAGGTCCGGTGGGAGCGCGGCGCCGGGCAGACGATCCGGGACAATGCGTGGGACGATGATGACCCCGACCTCTTGCGCGAGCTCAAGGGCCGGTGGGTCAAGGAGGGGGCGCGCTACGTCTACGCGTTCCACTCCGTGCCCGAGCACGAGATCGTGTACGCGCCGCAGCGCCTCGACGTCGATGGCTTCCCCGACCTGCGCGCCGCGATGCAGGACCTGCCCGGCGTGATCGACGAGCAGCGGCCGTACTTCCTCGCGCTCGGCGCCGACCTCGGCACGCGCGCCGCGTTCGCGTTCTGCATCTGGGCGTGGTCCCTGCGCGACCCGATCGCGTACGAGCTCGCCAGCTGGAAACGGCCCGGGCTCGACTACGACGAGATGGCCAACTTCCTGAAAGCCGTCCGCGGCCAGGTCGGCATCAGCCTCATCACCGCCGACGCCGGCGGCGGTGGCAAGCCGGCCGTGATGGGGTGGTCGAAGGAGTGGGCGTCGCGGTACGGGCTGCCGATCATCGAGGCCCACAAGCAGAACAAGCGGATCGCGCAGAACCAGTACAACAACGACGTTCGCAAACGATTACTGAGATTTAGAGTCGACTCCCCGCTGCTGGTCGAGGGCCGGCTGCATCGGTGGAAGCCCCTGCGCGCCGAGGACGGCAAGGAGGTCGAGGACGCGACGCCCCACGATGTTCTCGACGCGAGCCTGTATGGGCACCGTGAGAGCTTCCACCACCGCTACCGGCCGGAGGAACCGAAGGCCGTGACAGGGACGCCTGAATGGGTTACACGTGAGGAGCGAGAACTTGAGGCCGCGAACTGTGAGCAAGCTGACCTCCATGACCCGTACGACGTCTATCGCGCTGTCCGGTGACGCCGAGCAGCTCGTCGGCGTGCTCGAACGGCTGCGTGACGGTGGCTTTGACCTCGCCGAGCTCACGGTCGGCACGGTCTCGGTGAAGCTCCATCGTGCCGCGCGCGGGGGCGCTGATCGCGAGGACGACGAGGCGCCGGACCCGCGACAGGCGATCTACCGCCAGTTCGGCGGCGAGATGCTCGAGCGCGCGATCGCCGAGAAGCTGCCCGGCGTGGACCTCCAGCCGGCGATCGGGCGGAACGGGTGAGCGCCGTGCTGGCAACGATCCCCGAGGAGACGGCCCGCAAGGTCGCGGACGACATCCGCGACTTCGGGCACGGCTATCTCCGCATCGACCATGAGGGCCGCGCCGAGTACGTGCCATCGTACTTGGTGGTCGACCCGGCCAGGGAAGAGCCGCGCGGGACGCGGCGGGTGCACGAGTGAGCGCCACCTCGACGCGCACCATCACCCTCGGCTTCGCCGGCGATCGCGTCGGCAACCCAAGCGCCAGCGCGGCGGCGAACACATCGAGCCCGGCCGCGACGGCGGCGCCCATCTCGCTCGCGATCGGCGACAACACGATCACTGTCCCGACCGGCGGCACGGTGCCGACCGCGGTCACGATCGTCAAGCCCGCCGGCAGCACGGCAGTGCTCAAGCTCAAGGGCGCAGGCGGCGATACTGGCGTCACCCTACATGCGACCGACCCGGACTCCATTTCGCTCGCTGCGTCGCAGGCGAGCTTCATCCTCAACGCGAGCGCCATCGTCACTGGCGTCGTGCTGATCTGGAGCTGACGATGCGCATCGTGATCTGCGGCGGGCCGCGCACCGGCAAGACGACGCTGGCGACCTCGCTCGTTGACGCCGGGCACTTCGTCGGATGCGGTCGGCGAGATCTCGACATCCTGCCAGTCCGCCACACCGACGACCTCATCCCCGAGCTCCAGCACCTCGGCAAGGATGCGTGGTCCGAGGGCTCGCGCCGGGTCTCCGAGTGGCTCGACGCCCCCGGCCCGTGGATCATCGAGGGCGTCTCGGTCTGCCGCGCGCTGCGGAAGTGGCGAGAGGCGCACCCAGGAGCGTCGCCTCCGGTCGACAAGATCTTCCGCCTGATCGAGCCGCACGAGACCCTCTCGAAGGGGCAGGCCGCGATGGCGAAGGGCGAGGAGACCGTGTGGCTCGAGATCGAGCCGTGGCTGTTCCGCAGCGACGGGCCCGTCGTGTTTCATGCCGAGGGTGGCCGGTGAGCGCTGCCGAGCCTCGTCTCGCCCGCCTCATCGCTCGGCAGCACGCACTCGACGAGATGCTGCGCCGTGAGGCGTGGCACCTGAACGCACCGATTCGCGCGACCGCCGCGCTCATGTTCCCATCGACAGCGCACCAGCACCCGCGCTCCACCGACGGCACGCCGACGCCGTAAGGACGTCGCCGACCAGCGGGTCGGCCGACAGTACGACGACGGGCCGAAGGATGGCTCGGGCGATGGCCGCGGCTGGTGGCGCCTCGAGGGCGAGCCTGCGCTGAACGCTCTCTGGCGCTGGAGCGATGTCCGGCGCGCGTACCTGCGCGGCTACCACGCGATGGACCTCATCCACGAGGCCATCTACGAGGGCCGGCCCGTCGGGCGCCGGCTCGGCACCGCCGCGATGGACTTCCTGCGCGCGCAGAGCAAGGCGTCGAGCTACCTCAACATCCTCCAGTCGATGGTCGATACCGTCGTCGCCCGCATCGGCAAGCACCGCTCGATGCCCATCATCAGCGCCGACGACGCGGAATACAGCGAGAAGCTCTACGCGCGGCGATCGAGCCGGGTCATCCGCCGCAAGATGGGCGCGCCGAACATCGAGCGCCAGATGCCGCTTAAGCTGCGCGACGCGGTCGTGCGCGGCGACGGCTTCGCAGAGATCATCCGCATCGGCGGCGATGTCGTGCCTGAGCGGTTCCCGCGCTCGGAGCTCGTGTTCGACGACGGCGAGGCGCGCCACAACGGGTGGCCGTGGACCCTGGCGCGCGTCCAGCTGGTCGATCGCGACGTGCTCGCGGCGAAGTTCCCCGCGGACCGCGAGCGCATCATGGACTGCGCGCCGGCGACGCGCGACGTCTGGGCGCCGTATGACTACGACGCGCCGATCGACAAGGACCAGATCGAGCTGATCAAGGCGTGGCGCCTGCCGAGCTTCCCCGGCGCCGACGATGGCAAGTTCCTCGCCGGGATCCGCGACCAGGGACCGCCGCTCAAGGAGCGCGTCTGGACCCGGCCCCGCGCGCCGATCGCGCGCACGACATGGACCGCGGCGATGCGCGGCTTCCTCGGCATCGGCCTCATCCAGCAGCTCGCCGGCTCGCAGAACAAGGTCAATGAGCTCTGGAGCGACATCCAGCTGGCGATCCACTGGGGCGCCGGGCTCAAGGTGTTCGCGCGCCGCGGCTCGAACATCAACAAGAACCACCTCCGCGCGCGAGACCCCGTCATCATCGAGACCGACGACGTCGATCCGAAGTTCATCGCGCCGGACCCGGCGAGCCGGCAGGCGATCGAGGCGCTGCACTGGATCATCCAGGAGATGTACGAGATCGCCGGCATCTCGCAGCTCGCAGCGGCCAGCAAGAGCACGCTGGGGCCCAACGCGAGTGGCAAGGCGCTCGACACGATGGACGACATCCAGAGCGACCGCTTCAGCTACCTCGACCTGCAGTACAGCATGGGCCGCGTCGACTGCGGCATGGGGATGATCGACGAGGCGAAGGAGCTCGTCGAGGAGAATCGCGAGGCCAAGGGCGACGACAAGGTCACGCTCGCGCCGTGGATCAAGGAGATCGACTGGAAGAAGTTCGACTTCGACAGCGGCGCCTACCACCTGAACATCGAACCGATCAACTTCTTGCCCGAGGCGCGTGCGGGCAAGCTCGACACCGTCGGCGACCTCATCAAGATCCCCGGCCTGCTCTCGAATCCGCTCCTGATCGGCACCCTGTTCGACGAGCCCGACATCGCGGCGGCGAACCGCCATATCCTCGGCCCGATCCGCGCGCTGCAGCGCCTCGCCGAGATGCTGGGGGACCTCTCCGTGCCGCTCGAGGACTGCGCGCCGACGGTCTACATGCTGACCCCGCCCGGTCTCGCCAAGGAGATCATCAAGGGCGAGCACGACAACGCGTTTGCCGAGGCCGCCGACGATCGGTACCTCGGACGGTACCGCTGGTTCCTCCAGATGCTCGAGGAGCTCGAGAAGCAGATGACCCCCGCGCCGGCGCAGGGCCCCGCTGCTGGCTCCCCAGGCCTTCCCGCGGGCGGCCCACCCGGCCTGCCGCCGGGTCCCCCGATGGTCCCCGGGCCCGGACCAATGGGTCCCCCTGGCCCGATGGGGCCGCCGGGACCCGCCGGGTTCCCTGATCCGATGGGCGGCGCGACGGCGCAGCTCGCGGCCGGCATGCCACTACCCCAGCTACCACCAGGAGTCTCATGAGCGACGATCTCGATGGATACGAGCCCGCGATCGAGCCCGAGAGCAACAGCGCCGCCGCGGGCGTCGAGAGCGTCCCGGTCGGGCGTCAGGTCGCCGCCGCGGGCGCTGCCGCGGCTGCAGAGGCCGAGGCGCAGGGCAAGATCGGCGAGCCTCCGGGCGAGGACGACGGCGCCACCGGCCCCCAGGCCGGACCCCGCGCGCCGCGGGTCTGGAACGCGAAGTCCCGGGCCCTGTTCCGCGCCGCGGTGAAGGGTGCCGAGGGGGCCGTGATCGGCGATGACCTCGAGCCGATGGAGCACAAGCAGGCCCCCGCGAAGGCCGCGCCAGCGCCCGCTGCAACGACGCCCGCGGCCGCGCCAGCCCAGTCGGCCGCCCCGGCACAGGCCCCCGCCGCAGCGGCGCCCGCAGAGGCCCCGGTCACCCCGCCGCCTGGTCTGCCCGAGCTGCCCGAGCTTCCGCTTCCGGCCGATGCTCCCGCCGCGGCGCCGGCGGCGCTCGATCCGAAGCTGGCCGAGCGCGAGCAGGCGATCGCTGCTCGCGAGGCCGAGCTGGCCGAGCGCGAGAAGCTGCTACCGGACCGCCGCGCGATGATCGAGGCGCCCGGCCGCGCCACGATCGCGTGGCTCCGGGACGTCTACGGCATCACGGACGAGCAGGACATCAAGCTCGCGGTGGCCGACCTCGTCACCGACCTCTCGATCGAGGGCCTCAAGATCGGCGTCCCCGACGAGCACGTCAACGGCATGAACAGCCGGCGCGCGACCCGGGTCGTGAAGGTCTATGCCTCCGAGGTCGACAAGCGCGAGCGCGCACTCAAGGAACGCGAGGCCGAGGCCGAGAAGAAGACCGCCGCCGAGCGCGCTAAGCAGACCGCCGCGCAGCAGGAGAGCGCGTACGTCGCCAAGCTCGGCGAGCTGATCGCGCCCGCGGCCGCGCAGCACAAGTTCCTGCACGATCGCGAGGTCACCGGCGGCCTCGAGCCGGCCGCGATCGTCTACGAGGTCCTCAAGGAGATGAAGCTCCGCGGCCAGAAGCCGGACCTCGCCACGGCGACGAAGTTCGCCGACGACTACTACCGCAGCCGGGCCGCCGACGAGGCGAAGCGCCTGGCCCACCTCCAATCACTGCTCGCGCCGGCGACCCCGGCGCAGCCCGCCAAGCCAGCCGCAAAGCCCGCGGTCACGGCCCCCGCAACGAGCGCGTCACCAGGTGGTGCACCAGGTCCAGCACCGACGCCCGCAGCGAAGCCCGAGCCCGAGCGCACGCGAGATCCGTCGGATCTCCCAGATCGGCGGGCGGCCCGCGCCGCCACCTTCGCGAAGCTGAAGGCCCGCGCGGCGCAGGACACCACACCCTGAACAAAGGACCTGAGCCATGGCCGTTACCGACCTGACCGTACTCGACCCCGTCGTGAAGGAGCACTACACCCCGTTCGAACTCGCCCGCATGGCGATGCAGAAGAACAAGGCGACCGGCATGCTGGCCAAGAGCCAGAAGAAGACCAACGCCGGTGGCCGCGAGTGGGTGCAGCCCATCATGACCGCGCTCCCCGGCGGAGGATCTTCGACGTTCTCTGTCGCGGTCACCAATGCCGCGAACAACACCAGCGCGTACAAGGCGTTCCTCGTCCAACGCCGCGCGCACTACCGCCTCGCCAAGGTCGACAACCAGGCGATCGAGGCGACCGCGACCGGCGACGAGGACGCGTTCGAGAGCGCCTTCGATGAGTTCGACAACGCGATCGAGGCCGAGGGCAACTACATCAACTTCCGTTTCTTCCGGACCCAGGCCGGCGAGGTCGGGCAGATCGACGGCGTCTCGAACGTCGCGACGCCGAACATCACGTTCCTCGATCCGAGCTCGGTCTGGGGCATTCGCGCCGGCGAGGTGCTGCAGGCGTCGGCGACCCTCGGCAGCGCGCTGCGCGCCGGGACCATCACGATCGCGTCGGTCACCCGCTCGACCGGCGCGCTGGTCCTGACCGGCAACGGCACCGCGGGCATCGCGGCGCTCGTGAACACCGACTTTCTGTACCTGAACGGTGATGGGCAGAACGCCGGCACCGCGCTCGCGGCGTCGGGCCTGGCCGACTGGGTCCCGGACGCCGCGCCGTCGGCGACCCTGTTCTACGGCGTCGACCGCACGAGCGAGAGCGAGTACCTCGGTGGGCTGCGCATCACCGGCACGGCAGGGCAGTCGATCGCGAACCTGCTGGTCGACGCCGTCGCGGCCGTCGACAACATCGGCGGTGATCCGGATGTGGTCTGGCTCAACCCGGTCACTTTCGGCACGCTGACCAAGCAGATGGAGGGCAAGTGGATCATGACGAGCGCCGTCGGCTACGACGGCGTGAAGATGGCCACCATCGGCTACAAGGGCTTCAGCGTGAACCTCAACGGTCGCGACCTGACGCTCTACACCGATCGATGCTGCCCGCAGAAGCGCATCTACGTGCTCACCTGGAGCTCGTGGTGCATGTTCAGCGCCGGCCCGGCGCCAAACTTCCTGCAGAAGCGCGCGGGCTCGATCATCAAGGTCTCGGAGTCTAACGACGGCTACGAGGCGCGCGTGGGCGAGTACTTCAACTTCAGCTGCAAGGCCCCCGGCTACAACTGCGTGATCATCCTGCCGTGATCCACTCGACGTGACCACGAAAGGAGAACAGCAATGATCCAAAGCGAAAATCCAGCGTACGCGATGCCGAGCGAGCTGATCACGTACTTCGCCAAGCTCCAGGGCGCCGGCGCCGCCGCTCCGGTCCGCGCGCCCAACGTCACCACGGGTACGTCGGGCGCGGCGATGTCGTTCGCGAGCAACAACTTCATCAGCCTCACGGCGACCGACATCACGCGCTCGGGCGTGGGCGCATACACCGCGAAGCTGCGCGATATCCTGCCGGTCGTGATCAGCATCGCCGGCGAGGTGTGGTCGACGACCGGCGCCGCGGCCTACAAGGACGTGTTCATCACCGACTACAACCCAACCACCGGCGTGATCACGTTCGGTACCAACCTGGCGACGAGCGGCGCCGCCGTCGATCTGCTTTCCACCGACTTCCTGACCTTCACAATCAAGGGCCAGAAGAACAGGCCAGTGTACTGAGCCATGGCCTACACCCGGACCTTCGCGCAGCTCTCGCTCGCCGTGCAACAGCTCGGCGGGTGGGAGGGGTCGTCGGACATCACGCCCGACGTGCTGCTCCAAGCGATCAATTACGGGTTGCTCGAGGGCTACCGGGCCATGGTCAACGCGTGGAAGGACTACTACACGCTGTCCGCCACGTTCGCGATCGTCGCAGGCACTGACACGTACGCGCTCGCGACGATCGCCCCCAACTTCTACGAGCTCCGTCACCTCGATGTGAGCTCCGATGGCATCCGGTTCCGCCGCTGCCCACCGCACGACATCGCGGCGGCGCATCGCTGGAGCGCGGTGCCATCCACGACGGTCTCGAGGCTCCGCTACCGCATGCAGGCCGGGAACCTCGTGTTTGTCCCGGTTCCGCCGGCGTGCACGGGCAAGATCTACTGGATCCCGCTGCCGCCGCAGTTCGCGAGCACGGCCGATGCGACTGCGTTGACCTTCGACGTGCCGAGCGAGGAGCTGCTCGTGGTCGCGTATGCGTACCGCGAAGCGCTGTTCCGCTCCGAGCTCGACCCGTCGCCGGGCAACCGGAAGATCGCTGAGGCCGTCGCTGGGCTCCGCACCGATGCCGGGAACCGCGATGCCGGCGAGCCGTTCTATCTCGACCCCTCCGGCCCCCGGCGCGAGAGCGACTGGCCCGGTTGGGAGGATGACTGGTTCTGATGCCGGCGCAGCGGCCCGAGCGGCCTGCGCCAGGGCACGCGATGCTCCTGCCGCGCGTGAGCAACGACGACGACACGCAGCGCGCGCTCCAGCAGGTCGCGCCGGCGATCCAGCAGGTTCGCGCCGGGCTCGATGCGCTGCGCTCCGGAGGAGGCCGGCTGCTCAACGTCCAGCGCTTCATCGCCTCTGGGCTCTACGTGCCGACCCCGGGGACCCAGGCGGCGCGCTGGTGGCTCCAGGCGGCCGGCGGCGGCGGCGGCGGCGCGGGCGGAGGTGCGAACGCGGCATGCGGCGGAGGCGGCGGCAGCGGTGTTCGGCTCGAGGGCTACACCGCCCCCGACGGGGATGTCACGGGCGGCGCGGTCACGCTCGGTGCGGCCGGAGCCGGCGGATCGAGCGCCGGCGGAAACGGGGGCACAGCCGGCGATGCCTCCTTCGTGATCCAGGGCGCAACGTACACCGCCAAGGGCGGCACCGGCGGACTCGGGACCTCATCGACTGCGACCACCATGGTGCTGCCAGGTGGAAGTGGCGGTGCCGGCTCGAGCTCGGGCGGTGATGTCCTAGCAGAATCAGCGCAGACCGGCTCGCATGGATTCACGATCGCCGGAGCGGCCTTCCCCGGAGATGGCGCCTCGTCGCCCTACGGCACTGGCGGTCTCGGCTCGTCGCTGGTCCACGCTGCTGGCGCCGATGCGACCGGGCGCGGCGCGGGCGGCGGCGGGGCGAACGCGGGCGCCGGGGGCTTCGCGGGCGGCGCCGGGTCCGGCGCGATTCTTATCATCGAGGAGTACAGCTGATGCCACAAGCACCAAGCCCGAACATGGGCATCATCTGGCCGAGCGACCACGATGACGCCGACCAGTGGGACGCTATCATGGACACCGCCGTCCGCGGTGTCATTGACGCGCACACGCACGCGCCCGGCGATGGCGCGCAGATCCTGCTCTCCTCGGTCAAGGTCGACCAGGACATCTCGTGGGCGAGCGGCGGAACGAAGTTCGCGATCACCGACCTCAAGGCGGTGGACTTCTTCCCGAGCGCGGCCGCCGACGTCGCGGGGATGACCGGCGCGTTCTTCATCTCAGACGGCACGGGCGGTCTGACCCTCAACGAGCTCTACTTCCGAACGATGGGCGGCGCGAACGTCAAGTTCACCGCCGGCGCGACACTCAACGTCGGCGCTTTCACCGGCGGCTTCGGTGGCGACTACGTCTCCGCCGGCGCGCTCGCCGAGTTCAACGATGCATCCGACGCGTACTGGTTCGAGCAACAGGTCGGCGCGAGCGTGCGGCAGTACGCAAAGATGCGGTCGGCGGACCTCGCGTTGTTCGAGTTCAAGGCGGTTGGTGCGACGCCAGTCCCGACGCAGGCCGTGACGCTCAAGAGCCCAGCGGCGCTCGGCGCGAGCTACGCGCTCACGTTCCCGGGCGCGCTGCCGGGCTCCACCGTGCTGGCCCAGGTCGACAGCACCGGGGCAATGAGCTTCAGCAACACGCTGGCGGCGAACCAGAGCATCACGATCAGCGGCACAGCATCGTACCGACAGGGGACCAAGAGCATCAACATCCCGCTTCGAGCCGCGGACGTCATCATGACGGCGGGCACCATCCTCGTCCCGGCGACGGCGTACGGGTTTGCGTTCGTAGCCAACGACGCCGGGTACATCCTGTTGCCGGAGCTGCCGGCTCACTGGCGGATCGTGAATGTGACGATGGGGTTCACGATCGCCGGGGACCGCGCCAACACGACGCTATCGCTTGCACAATCGGGGACGGGTGATGCCGCGACGACTACGATCTCGGACATCGCGAGCACCACGTTCACGAACACCGGGACGGCCAAAAAGCAGATCGCCGGTGTCAACCTGACGCCGAGCACCGGGCAGGTCTATTTCGTGAAGTTCGCGATCGCGGCCGGCGGCGTCGCTGGCAAGCTGGCGAACTTGGTTATTGACTACGACATCCCGGTGTAGGTCAGAAGCGGGTGGCGTCCACGCAGTCGGACCACGCGGCAACGGCGATGGACCATGCGACGTGGCGGTCCCACTGCTCGATCGGAACGCGAACCGCGCCCGGATCGGATGCCTGCACGGTGTACGACCACTGCGGGATCTGCGGCGCGGTGCCGCAGTCGGTGAGCCACTTCGGCCAGTCGGTGGCCGTGTTCGCGGGCTGGGGCTGATCGGCGGCGCAGGCGGCCAGGGTCAAGGCGAGAGCGGCGGTCAGAATCAGATTGGTCTTCATACGCACACAGTACGCGCGTGTGCGCTGACGTCAATTCCGGATCGTCCGGAGTGATTCGGATTCTCGTCTCACGAGGCATCGCATGCCATCGGAATAGTATTAGCGAACACGCACATCCGGAGGTAGTTTCGTCTCATGAAACGAACGTTCCTTGTGATTGCTATTATTTGCGTCATGTTCGGCGCGGCGATGGCCGATGGCGTGGTCGGGCAGAGCGTGCTCTACCGCTACAACTCATCCCACACCTACCCGGCGATCTTGACCGCCGACAACGGAGATACGACCTGGCATCTCGTGGCGCTCGATACCGACGGGTATGCCACCGGCTTCCCCATGGGGGCGGGCTCGCAGGCAGGGTACGCGACGATCGCGGTGGACTCGGCGGCCGAGGACGACACCGGGACCAACGACAACCGATGGCGCCCGAACCCCAGCATCGGCCTAGGCGAGCAGGGTCCGACGGGCGCCACCGGCGCAACGGGGTCAACCGGGGCCACGGGAGCGACCGGCCCCGGCGCGCTGGTGTCCTCGAGCGGAACCACGAGCTTCTCTCTCAACGGGTCGGCCATCCAGCTCGATGCAACGCACGACGTCGAGCTGACGATGTCGATCTCGTTCTCGCTGCCGCTGAGCCTCGTTGCCGGTGCCACTGGGACCGTGCACCTATTCTGCGATTCGAGTTCGAACCCGGCGACCGAGGTCGAGACTGTTTCACGTGGAAACGCGGGCGGGCTCCTGACCACCGACACCTCCACGCTTCCGGTCGTGTACCGGGTGAAGGCGGCCGACTTCTGCAAGGTCACCTCGACCCAGGACGTGGGCTCTCCGACGTTCAGCATCGTCCGCCAGGGCAAGCAGGTCCTCGGCAACTGAACCGGCTTTGTGAGTGCGCTTGCGTAGCGCGCCGCGCCATGGGTAGACTGGCCTCGATGCTCGACCGGCCCATGACCGCGCACCAGGTCTCGCGCATGCCCGCTCCGGCTTCCTAGCCGGCCGCGCGCGGTGGCGCTCAACCCCGGTGCGCTGGCTCTGCCGTTCGGCGGCGGCGTCGACTCGCGCACCGACTCCAAGCAGGTCTCACCGGTCAAGCTGCTCCAGCTGCAGAACGGGGTGTTCACGCACCTATTCACGATCTCGAAGCGCAGCGGGTATCGCGCGGCGTCGACCGCGATCCAGGACGCTGGCGGCAACATCACCGGGGCGCGCGGGCTAGCCAAGACGCCGAGCGGCGAGGTCCTGCTGTTCACCGACAAGCGGTGCTACAGCCGCAGGCCATCGAGCGACACGTGGGCCGACGCCGGCGAGGTCGCGGCGACAACCTGCACGACCCGGCCGATCGCGCGCAGCGGCACCGTGCAGACGCAACCCGACGTTGCGGACCGCAACGGGATTCGCGTCGTCGCATGGGAGGATAGCCGCACTGGCGTGTGGTGCGACGTGCTCGAGGCGGCGACCGGGCGCGTGCTGGTCTCGCAGCTGCAGCTCGACTCGAGCGCGAATGCCAAGGACCCGCGGTGCCTGCCCGTCGGCGAGATGATTCACATCCTGTGGCGGCGCTCGGACCTGACCCAGATCATGATCGCTACGGTCAGCACAGCGAGCCCGGCGACGGCGCCGACGATCAGCATCCTGACGGCCGACCTCAATGCCGCGTTGCCGTTCTTCGATGCGGTCCCTGCCGTCAACGGCCCCTCCGGGCTGTTCGCGGACCGCCCCGGGCTGATCGCCTGGTCCATCACCGGCGGCGGCTTCCGGCTGGGCTACCTCGCGCCGAGCGGCGTCCTCGGCTCCGGGATCTACAACCTGCCACCTGTGATCGCGAAGCCGGCCGAGGTGCTCACCGGGCCGATCGCCGTGACATGGGATCCCGTGAGCGCGCGCGTTGCCGTCGTGTGGTCGACCACGGCCAACAGCATCGGGTGCTATCTCGCCGATGGCGACGATCTCGGCACCGCGATCCGTCAGACCGTGCTTGGTCCGGTCGGCGCATCCTCCGCACGACTCACGGCGGCATTCGGAGGCCGCGGCAGCGATGGATTCGCGACGCTCTACTGGGCGGCCGAGATCACCGCGGCGAGCACCGACCTCACCAAGGTGGTTGCCGGCGCCGCGCTGCAGACCGCCGGCACGCTCGATGCGGCGTTCACGACGCTGCGCGGGCATGGGCTGGTCTCGCGTGCCTGGCATGACGGGGCCACCGTGGACGGGTCGGCGATCGACGGCGATGCCTACGTGATGGTCGCGCACACCGTGCGGTTCTTTCCCTACGTCGCGGCACTGCGCCTCTCCGACGACAGCGGCATCAACTCGCCGGGCAACACGATCGTGGCGCGGCTCATGCCCGGCGAGGCGGCCGGCTCGCTCATGCGGCCAACCGGCGCCGGGACGCGGGCGTGGACGCAGCACCTGCCGAGCGTGATGCCGCTGGACCAGGCCGACGACGAGGTCGAGGCGCGGCGGCACGCCGTGCCTCTGCCCTACCGCATCCAACTCTCGAGCTCGAATGGGGACCAGTTCTCCGAGCAAGGGCTCAAGCTTGCGACGCTCGACATGCAACCGTTCTACGCGACGGCTCCGCTCGGCCGCGGGCTCTACCTCGCGAGCGCGGCGCCGCAGCACTATGACGGCGAGCTCTGGCGCGAGGCCGACTTTCACTGTGCGCCGGATGCCGGCTACGACGCGACCGGGGCGCCGGTGTCTCTCGCCGCGGCAATCACGACGACGGCCGGCGGCAGCATCGCGAACGGCACCTACCTCTACGCGTGGTGGTACGAGGCCCAGGACGCCAACGGTGAACTCCATCGCGGCGCGGTCAGCACGAAGATGCTCGTGACGATGGCCGGTGGGCCGAAGTCCTTCACGATGAACATCCCGACATGCAGGCTCACGCGGTTCGCGAACGCGCGGATCTGCGTGGCGCGCTCGCAGCAGGGGGCGACGGGCACGGATCAGACGATCGACATGTTCAAGGTCACAAGCAACGACCCGACGGTCACCACCGGGGCCAACCGCTACGTCGCCAACGATCCGACCGTGGACACGGTGACGTTCGTCGACTCGCTCGATGACGCGACGATCGCGACGCGCGAGCCGCTCTACACCAACGGGGGCATCCTCAGCAACGACCCGGCGCCGTGGGCCGGCGGCGTCATCGCGACCAGCAAGGGGCGCCTGTTCTGGACCGACCCAACCGATCCGAACATGGTGCGGTACTCGCAGCAGCGCGCCGACGATACCGCGCTCGAGGCCCCCGTGGCGCTCTCGCTCATCAAGGATGCCTTCGGGGGCGACATCGTCGCGCTCGAGGCGATGGACGACACGATCATCCCGTTCTCGGAGACCGCCACCTTCATCTTCGGCGGCCCCGGCCCGCTCGCTGACCCGAGCGTTGACCCGAGCGCGAACGCGTTCACGCCGATCGAGCTGATCACGACCGACGTTGGCTGCATCGCGGCGGCGAGCGTCGCGCAAACACCTCTCGGCATCACGTTTAAGAGCAAGAAAGGAATCATGCTCCTGACGCGCGCACGAGAGATCTCGAACATCGGCAATGACATGCAGAAGTTCGACGCGCAGACCGTCACGCGGGCGACGCTGATCACGACTGCGCAGCGTGTGGTCTATCTGACCGACACGCCAGGCGGTCTCGCGCTCATGTGGGACTACAACCGGAATGCGTGGTCGACGTTCACCAATCACACCGGGATTGATGCGCTGGTCCTCGACGGGCTCTACTACTACCTCCGACCGGATTCACGCCTGTTCATCGAGACACCCGGCATCTACAAGGATGACAAGGTCCACATCAAGCTCACGATCGAGACCGCGTGGATCCACTTCGCGCAATACCTCCAGGGCTGGCAGCGCGTGCACTGGGCGTACTTCCTCGGCAAGTACATCTCGGCGCACACGCTCAATGTCCGATACCGCATCGACTACAACGATGATTACAAGCCTCAGATCGATAGCGACATCAATGCGAACTACAACCCCTCGCTCTACGGCGCAGGCTCGTACGGTGTCGGCCCCTACGGTGGCCCCGGCGTCGGGACGACGCGGTATCAGCGCCGCATCCACATCAACAAGCGCTGTCAGGCCATCTCGTTCCTGATCTCCGACACCGAAGCCGATGGCGCGTTCGGTGCGAGCTTCGAGCTCTCCGAACTCCTGCTCGTCGGCGGAGGCATCGGACCAGCATTCAAGGTCGGCGCGGCCCGGAGCGCCTGAGGAGCACCATGCCCGGAACCTACGAAGACCAGTTCACCAACGCACAGGCCAACCAGAGTCAATCCGGTGAGCCCGGCTTCTCGTGGCATCACTTCTTCGATCCGGGCAAGTTCACATACGGCGAAAAGGAGACGCCGACGCAGTTCCAAGATCGCGCGCTGATGCAACAGCAGCTCGGTCGCGGCTTCGACCAGTACACGAACATGCAGGCGCCGCAGCTGCAGATGGGCGATGACCCGTTCCGTCGCGCGCAGCTTGCACAGATGCAGCAGCTCCAGGGCATCGCGAGCGGCCAGCAGCAGGGCGCAGGCGAGCTCGCCGTGCAGCGCCAATACGCGAACGCACTGGCGGCACAGCAGGCACAGGCGCGCATGGCCCGCGGCGCGAACGCGGCGCTGGCCTACCGCAACGCGGCCAACCAGAGCGCGGCGCTCGGCTCGACCGCGGCCGGCATGGGCCAGCAGAGCGCGCTGCAGGACCAGATGAACGCGCAGGGGCTGCTCGGACAGGTCGGCGCGGCTGGCCGCGGGGCCGACATCAACGTCGCGAACGCGAATGCTGGCTACCAGGCTGGCGTGAACCAGCTCAACTCGGCGAATTACCTCCAGTTCCTCAACCAGCTGAACAACACCAACATCGCGAAGTACAATGCCGACCTCGGGATCGGCGGCCAGCGCGAGAGCGCCGATGCGGCCAAGAGTGGCGGCCTCATCTCCGGCATCGGCGCTGCCGTCGGCGCGTTCTCCGACGAGCGGCTGAAGACCGAGGTCGCCGACGCGCGCGGCGACATCGATCGGATGCTCGATGGCCTGAGCTCGGCGCGCGGCGCGGTGTCGTGGCGATACAAGGATGCCAAGCACGGCACCGGGCGCTGGGATGGTGTGATGGCGCAGGACCTCGAGCGCAGCGACGCCGGCAGGCGCCTCGTGACCGACACGCCCGAGGGCAAGATGGTCGACGTGCGCAAGGCGGCGATGACCACGCTCGCAGCCAGCGCGCGGCTTCACGAGCGGCTGAAGGCGCTCGAGTCCCGCGCCGCGAGGGCGGGCGCCTGATGCCGGATCCGACTCTACCGCCGGAGGTCTACCAGGGCATGGGCTGGCCCCAGGGCGATCCGTCGATGGCGTCGCCTGCGGCATCCCTCCCCGGAGCGCCCAACTTCGGCGGCCTGCCACCGTCGATCCCGCAGGGCATGGGCTGGGCGCCGCCACCGCCCCCCGAGGGCGCGATCCTGCCACAGGCCCCGGCGATCCCGAGCACGCTTCCGAGCGAGCGTGGCCGGCTGCCGGCGGTGCCCTCGGGCGGGCCGCTGGACTACCCGGTGCCGGCAAGCGCGTTCGGGCAGGGTCCGGGCGCGGCACCGCCACCGAACCGGCCGCAGCCTGCAGCCCGCCCGCCGGCGGTGCCGGCGCGCCCGCAGACCTTCGGCCAGCAGATGCAGGATCTACAGAACCGCGAAGCCGGCACCGAGCAGGCCCAGACCGCTGCGATCCAAGCTGGCGTCGAGGCCCAGAAGCCGCTCCACGAGGCGCAAACGGCGGCGTACGAGCAGGCCGCGGCGACCACGGCAGCGAATGACGAGGCGCGCAAGGCCGAGAACGACGCGTACAAGAAGATCTTCGCGACGAACACCGCTGCCGTCGCGGCGGATCGCGCAAAGGTCGAATCATGGAAGTTCAATCAGAACAAGTATCTCGATGACCTCGGCGTCGGCGGCAAGGTGCGCTGGGGCATCGGAATGATCCTCGCCGGGATCGGGCAGGGGATGATGCGCCAGGGCGGGCCGAATCCCGTGCTCGAGATGCTGCAGGGCAACATCCACGAGGCCAACGTCGCGCAGTATAAGCAGCGCGACGCGCTTGTGGAACAGCTTGGCTTCGATCGCCAGACCGGCTTGGACGCGGCGCAGTATCACGCGATGCGGCAGGCCGAGATCGACAAGGCCGACGGGCTCGCGTTCACCTTGCTCGGCAAGCGGCTCGAGCTGGCAGCGGTCAAGAGCGCCGACCCGATTGCACAGGCGAACGGCCTCAAGGAAGCGGCCAACGTGCGCCAGATGGGAGACGAGAGGCTCAAGAGCTACATCCAGCTGCGGAGCCAGCACGACCTGCAGACGCAGCAGAACGCGATCGCCGGTGGTCACCTCGCGCTCGCGCAAAGGCAGTTCGACTGGACCAAGCAGAAAGACCAGCAGGAGCTTGACCTCAAGGCCGCCGCGCTCGCCGCGAAGGGCGCGGGCAAGCTCAGCGAGGAAGAGAGCAAGCGCGCGATCTTCATCCCCGGCCCTGACGGGAAGCCGATCCCGGCGACGCGACAGGATGGCACCGTGGTGCTCGCCGCCGAACCTGCAGACGCCGCCAAGATCCGGCGCCAGGTCGCCTCGACGTCGACCTACAACACGCTGGTCGGCCAGATGGTGCGCGGCATGACGGACCACGGCGGCGAGAGCGGCTGGTTCAAGTCGAAGGATTGGCAGCACATGATGTCCGACTATAAGGCCGCCGTCGCCGAGCTTCACGAGGCGTATGGCGTGCAGTCGTTCCGCGAGCCGACGATCGAGTTCTTCGACAAGATGACGAGTGCAGGCGTCGATCCGACGTCATTCGTCTATGACGCCACACACGGCTTACTCGAGAGCAACCGGAACATCCAGACTAAGATGAACGGGCTACTCGCGGGACAGGGCTATGACAAGGAGCCGATCCGCTGGCAGGACACGACATCTCCGCCGGTGCCCACGCAGACCGATGAGGATCGTGTGCTGTCCGATGCGCTGCGGAATCCGATCTCGCTGCTCAAGGATCGGCCAGGCAAATTCGATATCGAGTTCGGTATGCCGCGAGAGAGCTCCGGGCCCGGAGCCTCGGCGAGCGGCGATGCGCAGAGGCTGGCCGCGCAGGTCGCGAAGGCGGGCGGGATCATGCCGTCGATCAGACAAACGATGGAGACGTGGGGCGCGGCGTTGAATTCGCCGGACATGGCGATCCGCCGTCACTACTCGGAGAAGCTCTACAAGATCGCCGAGGAGTCGGAGTCCCCGGAGACCGCCGCGCTCGCCAAGCAGCTGATCGACCGCGCGCGAGAGCAGAGCATCAACACGGTGCCTGGAACGGGCGAGAATGTGCGCGGCGCGAGCGGCGCACCACGGAGCCCGTAGTTGCCCGATACCGTCACGCTCCGCGACAGCGACGGCCGCGCCTACGGCGTGCCGCAGGAGCAGGTATCGGCCTACATCGCGCAGGGCTTCCGGCCCGAGACCGACGAGGAGAGCGTTGGGCGCACCGCGAGCGAGACCTTCCGCGAGCTCCACGGCGGCGTCGGCGGCGCGGTCGGCGCGGGGCTCTCGGGCGCGCTGAGCGGGCTCACGCTGGGGCTGTCGGACCAGCTGATCTCCGACCGCGGGATCCGGCACGCCCGCGAGGAGCACCCGTACGCCACCGGGGCGGGCACGATCGCCGGCGCGCTGGCCCCCGCGCTGCTAACCGGCGGCGCCGCGGCGGGCGCAGAGGCCGGGCTCGGCGCTCGGATCCTCGCAGCGAGCCCGGCAGGGCTCACCAGCCGCTTGGGCAGCGCGATCTCCGGTCTCGGCGAGGGTGCTGGGCTGGCCGGCCGGGTCGGTGCTGCGACCCTGGGCGCGGGCGCCGAGGGCGCACTCTACGGCGGCGGGCAGTACCTCACGGAGACCGCGCTCGAGGACAAGCCGCTGTCTGCCGAGGGCTTCGTGGCCGGTATGGGGCACGGCGCGCTGTTCGCCGCCCCGATCGGCGGCGCCGGGATGCTCGCGAGCCGGACGCTCCAGCGCGCGCGGTCGCTGTTCCCGCGCTCCGAGGTCAGCGCCGCCGCCGCGGCAGGCGTGCAGGAGCAGGCCGCATCATCGATCGCGCAGGCGGCCCGCGACGGCGATGCGATGGTCGCGGCGGCCGAACGCAAGCTATCCGATGTCGACGCGCAGACCCAGATCGCGCAGATCGGCGAGACCACGACGCGCCGCGTGTTCGGCGAAGCGCACCCGCAGGCGATGGTCGACCAGGTCACCGGGGCTGTGGACCGGCAGCAGATCGCGCAGGCGCTCGACGGCTACCAGCAGGCGCGGGCGCAGCTGGACGACTGGCTCGCTGCCGAATCGGACCCGGAGCTCGCGCGCGCGCTGGCCGGGCTGCAGGCGCCGGAAACCGGCATGGCCGGCGGCCGGATCGGCCCCCAGGTCCCGGTCGGCGAGTTCGGGGCGCCGGGTGCGCGCGGATACAACCCGGGCGAGGTCGCGGCTCCGGGGCCACCGTCACAGGCGCCACTCGCCGCCGAGCCACAAGGGACGCCGGTGACGCGCGCGCTTCGCGAGGGGGCAACGCCCAGCGAACCAGCACCAGTCGTTGCGCCGGAAACAGCGGCCGCGACGACGAGCGACTTCGCTCCGCAGATCACGCGCACCGGCAAGGCGCCAGAATCGACGGCGGCCGCCCCCTCTCACGTTCCTCTCAATGACGACGAGTACAAGGCGTACAAGCAGACATTCGGCCATGCGAGCGACGCCAAGTTGATGGCCGCCGAGTTCCGCTATTCCAAGGGCGGCGATGAGGTGGTCAACCCAGCGCTGCGGTCTGGCGAGCCACTCGATGGCGAGGCGCTGCATTTGCGGGACACGCTTGATGCTGGTTTCGCAATGCCCGAATCTCGATTGCCGCGCGAGGCGCAAGTCTATCGCGGCCTGCACGGACCGGACAACATCGCTCGGTTCGCCGACGTGAAGCCCGGGGACGTACTCGAGGATCCGGCGTTCCTGTCGACGGCCTACAGCGCGAGCGCGAAGTCTCGAAATGAGAACATCGTGCTCACCATCAATGCGAAGGCGGGCACTCCAGCGATGCCGATTCGCAGCAACTACAGCAATGAAGGCGAGCTCCTGTTTCCGCGCGGCACCAAGTTGCGAGTCGACAAGGTCGAATACATCCCGATCACCGAACGATGGCAAAGCCTCCCAGAGAAATATGAGGTGCTACCCGATAAGTCGGTCCGGCTGTTCCATCGCAATACAGTGAGCATCGAACCGCCGATCAAAGACATCCACGTCACGGTTATCAGCGAGCATGCCCCTCCCTCCATCACTCGTGCTCCGAGGGTCGATCTCTCTGCCCCGGTGGATCAACTGAGCCTTCGGCAGCTCGGGGAATACCAGGACGAGATCGACAAGGCGCTGAAGACGGCGGCGGAGGGATCGCCCGAGCGGACGGCGCTCTACGAGAAGTGGGATGCCGCCGTGGCGCGCCGCAACGCGATCACCGACAAGGTCGCCAGCGCCCCAGACAAATCGTACGTGATGCCTCGCGCCGCCGTGGCCAATGCCCCAGCATCCGAGTCCCTCACCGGCCTGCTCCGCGGCACGCAGGAGAAGCTCGGCGCGGGCGGATCGCTGCGCGAGATGGGCGCGCCCTCGCGCGAGGCGTACGCCACCGACAAGGCGGCTCGGACCGCCGAGGCGGCGCGCCACTTCCGCGCGAAGGCTCTCGAGGCCCGCGACCTTCGCGAGCCGTGGAACGCTGGTTTCCCGCGTGGCGCTGGCGGCAGTTACGAGACCTCGCCGATGGCGGCGGCCGAGCGCGAGGCGCAGGGGATCGCGGCCAAGCAGCAGCTGACCGGGATCGTTGAGCCCGGCGCGGTGCCGCGCTTCGATCCGGAGACGCGCAGCTACTTCGAGGGGGCGCCTCCGGCCGGCACCGCGCCGGCTCACACCGGCGGGCTCGACGAGCTGGCGAAAGCGTTCGGCGTCGAGCGGGGCGGCATGCCGGTCTCCGCGGCCGAGTACGGCGCACGGCGCGAGGCGATGGGGCTGCCAGGCGCGCTCGAGCGGGCGCCGCGCAAGACCCCCGAGGAGCGCGCGATCGCCAAGGCGATCATGCGGCACAACGGCAAGAACGTGGACATCGGGCCGAACCTGGCGCAAGGCGCCAAGGTGCTCGGCGACATGGAGGAAGCCAGTGCCCGGCTGACCGATGTGCTCGGCGCCGATGCGCCGGCGACCGCGGTCGAGAACGCCAAGGCGTATCGCGCAGCAATCCGCGCGCAGTCCGACGCGAGCGCGGAGAGCTCAGCGAAGGCCGGCGTCGATATCAAGACCCGCGTCCAGCCGGCCGCCGATGCCACGCAGGTCGACGACGATATCGCCAAGGCGCTGCGGCAGCACGAGATGCGCAACCCGCCGGCCGTGGCACCAGCATCGGGCGGCGGGCTCGGTCGCGGGCTCGCCGACGTCGGCTCCGCGCTCGAGGTCCTGCACGCGATCGGCGCCCACGTCCCGGCCGTGAGCCACATCCCGGTGATCGGTCCCATCCTGGGGCTCTGGCTCAAGGCGCGCGCGGTCTGGGGCATCCTGGGGCGCAAGGGCGGGAGCATCGGACGGTCGACCGAGGGTGCGATCGCCGCCAAGGCCGCGGCGACGCGCGAGCGGATCGTCGCCGCGACGGGCGTTATCCTCGAGGGCGCCGCGAAGGGCGCCGGCGCCGCGAGCCACCTCGCCGGGCCCGCGGTGCTGCTCGCCGGCCAGCTGTTCGCTGGCGGGGACAAGCCGGAGAGCGCCAAGCCGCGCGACCTGTTCGATGCGCGTGTGAGCGAGATCGTGCGCGCGCAGCAGCCCGGGGCGATCGACCAGGCGATCTCGCAGCGCTTCCCGACCTCGGACCCGGCGCTGCATGACGCGATCGTGGCGCAGATCCAGCGCGGGATCGCCTTTCTCGATAGCAAGCGGCCCAAGCAGACCGTGTTGCCCGGCGTGCTGCCTGGGGACGGCACGTGGCAGCCATCCATGGCCGCGATCAACGAATTCGCCAAGTACGTCCATGCGGTCAACGACCCGGTGAGCGTGCTCGAGGACCTCGCGAAGGGCCACCCCTCCGCCGAGGGCGCGGAGACGCTGCGGGTCGTGTACCCGGCGCTCTACGCGTATGCACAGAAGGAGCTCCTGCGGGCCGCGCCACAGATGGCGACCACGCTGCCCTACTCGCGGCGGGTCATGATTTCGATTCTCTACAAGATCCCGGTTGACGGCACGATGCAGCCGTCGCACGCGCAGTACCTCCAGACCGCCATGCCGCCCACGCCCGCGCCGGCATCACCGCACTCCACCGGGCCGCTCCGGCTCGGGCAACAGACCATGTCACCGCTCGACCAGCGAGCTTCAGGAGCATAGCCATGGGTTCTATCTACCAGTTCGATGTGTTCCGAGGCACGCAGCAGATCGCCACCAGCTACTACGGCGGCGGCGGCGACCTCGCGTTGATCACTGCGCTTCACCTCCAATGGGATGCCACGCTCGTCGCCAACGCGAGCGGCATCACGATCTGGGCGAGCAACTTCCCAGAGAACGGCCACGTCGCGGTGCCGATCGACAGCGTGGTGGCCGGGGAGTGGATTCAGCTGCAGCCGACCGCCGGCTACACGGCGATCTCGCCAGCCGGCGCGGCGACGCTCGGCGCCAGCCCGCTGATCATCAACGTCCCCGGCGGCACGGCCGGTGGCGCTTTCGTCGACCTCGGGAATAGCGGCGCGCATCGGCTCCGCATCAAGGTGGTCGCGACGGTGGCGGGCTTCCTCCGCATCCACGGAGCCGGCAAGCGATGATTGGACCCCGCGTCGGAACCGTGGTTGGGGTCGCCGCTGGCGTCGCGGTCGGCGTGAGCGCTGACGAACTCGGCGGCGGCACGGCGAATCCGATGGCCGGCGTGACCCGCGATGCCACCTCGGGAATCTACCGGCCCTCGAATGCCACCGAGTGGACCACAACGCTCGCCGTTGCCGGACTGGGCGGGGGCAATCCGACCGGACTGTGGCTGTGCCAGGACGCCTCCGGCGACTTGGCGGACGCGATCGGCTCCAACCCGCTCGTCGTCTCGGGAGCGCCGGCATACCGACAGTCCAACACCGGATGGACGACGAAGTCATTCAATATCACGGCTACGACGGTGCAGGCAGCGATCCTCGCGGCCGGAGTGTTCAATCCGGCAGCCGACTCCATTGCGTGGCTCGGGTACTGCTGCCTGACCGGAACTCCGGGAGGCAACCGCAACGTGCTCACGCTCACTAACAATGCCACAGGAATCCGCGTCGACCACACGGTGGCCAACAAGCTGCAGATGACGTGCGGGGCCAACACGGCGACGAGCGCCAACACATACACCACATCGACGATCTTCCCGATCGCCATCGTCTACAACAGGACTGCGACGTCTTGCAAGCTCTACACGGAGCTCGAGGAGCTTACCGTGACGTACGCGTCGGTCGGAGACGGCAATAAGGGGATCGGCGCAGTCCAGAGTACCGGAGACTCGACTGCGCACTGGAACATGCTCACGGCGTTCTCGAGCACCGCGGCCGAACTCTCGACCGCGAACATGCGCTCGCTGCTGCAAACCCTCGCATGGAGCCCGGCATTCTGATGTCAACCGTTCGTCGCTATCCCTATCTATTCGGAACCGTGATCGCCTTGGTTGCAAGCGCGTGCGTCGCGCGATCGAGCACGATGCGCTCGTCTGCTCTGTCCGCTCTGCCCACTTCAGTCGACGTCAAGGAAGACTGCGGCGCAGTGGGCGATGGCATCGCCGACGATCGGGGCGCGATCCAAGCATGCCTCAGCTCGGGTGCGAGCGATGTGTTCGTGCCAAACGGCGTGTACCTCGTCGGCACGGGCGTTGGATTCTGTGACCTCTCGATTCCGTCTGGAGTGACGCTGCACGGCGAATCGCGCAGCGGCGCGGTGATCATCCAGGCACCGGCGCAGCCGGGCAGCGTTCGACTGATCGGGTTCGCTACCTGCCAGTCGGGACCACCGGAGACCACGGGCGTGTCGATCCGAGACCTCACCCTCGATGGCAACAAGACGGCGCAGACCGTCGACGAGCACCGTGCAGGCATCTTCGCGAGCAACGCACGCGGGCTTCGCCTCGAGCGCGTCACGGCGCGCAACTTCACCGGAGACGGATTCTATCTGTACAATGGCAGCAATGACGCCGTGGTCGATGATGTTGCGGCGACCGACAACGACCGCAACGGGATCACCTTCGGCGGCGGCACCATCTCGGGGGTCGTTACCAGGTCGTACTTCGCCGGCAACCGGGCCCAGCAGGTCGACAGCGAGCCAGGCGCGAATGGGTTCGTCAACGGCCTGGACATCTCGGGGTGCACGCTCGACGGGCTCGGCGTCTCGAACGATTACGCGCTGACGATCTCGGGCGGATCGAGCACGTCGCGCTCCTCGCGCTGGCGCGTTCACGACAACACGATCAACGGCGGGATCTTCGTCGTGTGGTCCGACGATATCGAGATCCGAGGTAATCGCGGCGTCAACCCGACCACGAAGCCGGCGGTAACGCTGTGGCGAACCACGAACCGCGTGAGCGTCGTCGGCAACCGCTGGATGATGACACAGAACGCGGTCGACTCGCTCTCCGCGGTATACATCGCCGGAACCGGGGTGGGCAGTGTGTCGAGCCGCGCCTACATCGCGGACAACGAGCTCTCCGTGCTTAACCGAGCGAAATCATTCGGAGTACGCGCAGAGGGCTTCAGGGACGCGATCATCGACGGCAACATGATGCTGGGCCCGGGCATCGCTGGCGGGTACCCTGGCATCTTGTTGCGCACGACGATCGTCGGCGAAGATATACGAAGCGCGGTTGTTCGTCGTAACCGGGTCTACGACTGGGGCGGGATGGCGCTGACAATCAGCGGCAACGGCCCGGCGGTCATTCGCCTGATCGACATCTCCGACAACGTGTTCGACGACTCGGCAGGGTCGATGTCCGCAGGCATGTCGCTCGACGATGGCACCGGGTGCGCGCGAGATGTCCGGCAGAGCGGAAACCTGGCGCTCGGAGGCGTGGCGACAATGGTGTCGCGCGCGCCGCAAGGGGCGTGGTCGACGTGGGGTAGCGGCGATCGTTGGCTGAAACCGTGACCACATGATCCACGACGATCACGAACCGCTCACCCCGAGGCACTCGGCGCCTGCAGACGAGACGACGCCGGCGTACCCACAGGCGCCGGAGGTGCTGTCGCCGTCGGACGTGCGCCGGATCGAGCGGCTGCTCGGGCGCCCACCCCGCAATGTGGAGCTCGCTCTGGCCGAACAGTACCGGCGGGGCGGCGCGGACCTGTCGGTGATCGTTGCCCAGGTCGCGGTCGACTTGCACGACGTCAAGCGGCCCGTCGGTTGGGCCGTCAAGATCGGGCTGGCCCTGCTGGCCGGTGTCGCCGGCGGCGCGCTGTACGTCGGCAACGCGATCTGGGGTGCGAGCGAGCGCAACACTGCGGTCGAGTACCGGCTCCAGGCGTGCGAGCGGCAGCTCCAGCGCCTCGACGGCCTGCTCTACCGGCCGGCCTTCCCGATCGCGGGGCCGACGCCTGGTGCCAGCTCGGGGCCGGTGCCATGACGCGTCCGCGCGCGGTCGCGGGTCTCATCCTCTGCGCCGCGCTGGGGTACGCCGCGCTGCATCTGTGCTCCTACCTCGGCGCGCGCCAGGTTGCCGCGCTGCGGCGCGAATCGCAAGGTGATGGGCCGCTCGTCGAGCCCTGGGGGAAATATGCGACACATGCACCTGATCCTCTACTCGGCGTCTGGAGCGGCCGTGCTGGCGGGGCTCTACCGCAGGATCGCGGATGGGCCGGACGGTGAGGTGGTCGCGGCGATTACGTGGCTCGCGGCCTGCGTGCTGCTCGCGGGCGGGGCGATCGTTCATGCGATCATGGACCGACGATGACCGAAGGAGACCCATGCGTACCATCATCCTGATTCTGGCGCTCTGCGGCTGCGACGTGCTGTCGCCAGGGACGCCTGCTGACGCGCCACGACCGAGCCCGCTGAGCTGCAACGCGACCTGCAACTCGAACCTCGAATGCAGCGGCGACATCCTGATGCGATGCAAGTTCTGCTCGTTCGGGAAATGCAGCTCCACCTCGCCACTGAGCCCGGCCGATGCGGGCGCCGACTCCCCTGCTACCACTGAAAGGACCTCGCCATGACCGACACGACCGATCCCGCACCGACTCCGACGAAACCCGGCTACAAGACCACCGAATTCTGGCTCAGCATGCTGGCGACCTTGCTGACCGCATTGTTCGCGAGCGGCGCGCTCACGAACAACGTCGCGCTCGCGATCGCCGGCATGGCTGCCACCGTTCTCACCGCGCTCGGATACAAGGTGTCGCGCACTCTCGTCAAGACAGCCGGCGCGCTGCTCCTGGCCGGACTCCTCGTCGCCCCGCAGATCGCGTGCTCGAGCGCGCGACAGCGCGGCTCAGCGGCCGCCGGCGCGTTCCTGGACTGCCAGGCCCCGAACCTGATCCCGCTGCTGCCCGACGCGATCGCGATCGCCAAGAGTGCGGTGATGCGATGGATCGCCGGCGATGGCCACGTCGACCTCGCCGGGATCAAGGCCGATGCCGCGCCGCTCAAGAGCGACCTCGGGCGGTGCGCGTTCGACGCGGCGATCGCCGCGCTGGCTGTCCCGACGCCAGCGGCACCAGGTGCGCCCGCCGCGGCCGCGCTCGCGATCGACGGCGCCGGTCTGCGTACCGGCTGGGCGGCGACACGCGGCGAGCTCGGCTGGCCGCCCGAGGCGTCGTGACCGGACTCCTGATCGCCGGCGACCTGGTCCCCGTCCCCGGGCTGACCATCATCCCGCCAGCGAGCCACGGCGGTCCGCACTGGGCGGCGCTCGACCCCGGCGACTACCGCGCGCGCCAAGGTCGCCCGCACTTCATCCTCGACCACACAACCGGGGGGCATTGGCCCCAACCGGTGCTGCCGGGCGCCGGTCCGAGCGGCCACGCGGAGCTGATCGCGAAGATGTGGAGCGGTCAAGATCGCGGGGACGGCAGGCGGATCCACAGCGCGGCCCCGGTCCTGATCGACTTCGACGGCGTCATCTACATCCTCGGCGACCTCTGGTACTGCGCCGCGTACCACGCCGAACTCGCCAATGACGGATCGATCGGCGTCGAGCACTGCACCACCCCGCGCGGCGAGATCTATCAAGCGACCATCGACGCCTCGGCGGTATTTCACCGTGTGCTGTGCCAGCAGATCCACACGCCGCACCAAGTCCACGGCGTGCCGTATCGCAACGCGCCGCTCGCGCGCTGCGAGACCGGGCGCAAGACGGCGGAGCACGACGGGCGTGTGCAATCGCGCTGCGGGGACATCACGGGAATCATCCAGCATCGAGACCAGACCTCCGAGCGTGGCCGCGGAGACGCCGGCGACGCGCTCGTGGCGGCTCATGTCGCCGGCGGCGCCGAGGCGCTCGACTACGCGCGAGGCCAGGACCTCGAACTCGGTCGCGCTCGGCAGAGCTGGCTCAACGCCCACGGTGGCCAGCTGGTAGTCGACGGTCTGGCGGGCCCGGCCTCGCTGGCCGAGGCGAGGCGGCAGGGGTTCGCGCGGTGGCGCGATGTTCCCGGTGGGACCGCGCGGGCGGTGACTCCGTGACCGGCGATCCGCTGATGTTGCCGATGATCGCCGGGGCGATCCTCCTCGAGCTGGTGTTGGCCGTGTTCGAGCTGCTGTCTGCCGCAGTGCGCGCTCTAGCGGACGCTCACTCGCAGTAGCAGCTCGGCCAATGTCACTTGGGCGGGTCGATCGTCGGGCAGCTATGTGCGCTGTTGCGGGAAGCACACACGCCCTTGGGGTCCTCTACGCAACCGCCGTCCCTGCATGTGAGCTCGCGACTGCCGGGCAGTCCGCCGACGGCGGACTCCAGCTGTTGCGACGAGAGCAGGCGAATCGTCTCGGAGTTGAGTAGCAGCCTTGCCCTCGTCTTCATGATGCCCCCACTGCGCAACTCACGTGATTCACGCTGCCGTTGGGGTTGTAGTAGACGTGACAAAGGAAGTATACGAGTCCGAGACCAGGCACATAGCCGGTCACGCCGCAGGTGAGCGGACTCGGACCGATGCACCCGTACGACGGTGCCACGTCTGTCGCGTCATATTCCGATTGCACGTCGTCGATCGACATTTGCAGCGCGATCTCCTGCGTCGTGTAGCACTGCCCCGTTTCCGGGTTGAGCATGCACAGGCTCTGCTCAAGACGTGACGTGCCGGTGGGCTCGGCGGTGCATGCGCCGAGCATGATGACTGCAATGATTGCGGGAATCCTGGTCTTCATCTCTCATTCCTTTCGAGGCTTTCGGTGCCCCGGTCGTCGCGCGCTCCGACACGCGGTCACCGGGACACCGAGTCCCTGCATGCTACCTCGACTTGGCATCGCTGAATCGCGCTGCGAGCTCCATGTTCGCGACCACGCCGCGCTGGCAGAGCTCGCACCGCGCGAGGTGGGCGCGGAACTTGTCGGCCCGCGCCTGGTCGAGCTCACCGTCCACGAACGCGCACATGTCGAGGCAGCGTAGTTCCTCTATCTCCGCCAGCGCCGCCTCGAGCTGGTCGGCGAGAGCGCGGAGGTTGTTGCGCGTGCGGGCAATGGCGCCACAGTCCCAGCACAGCGATTCGTCTCCGACGCGAGCGATGAGCACGGGGCCTTGCTCGTGTGCCCCATCTCCATGGACCTCTCCGGCAACGTCGTCGTGCGTCCACGGCCCCGGTGTCATCTTCGCGTCGTCCTCCCTCGCCTCGCTCACCAGCCTGGCGCAGAGTGCGGGGTCGAGCGCGGTCATGCCGCCTTCCTTCCCGCGATCTCCTGTCTCATCCGCTTGATCGCGGTCGAGATCGATGCCCGCGAGCAGCCGAACCGCTCGGCCAGTGCCGACACGGTGATGCTGTCGCTGTCGCGCTCCGCGGCGAGGAACACCTCGGTGGCCTTGCGCGGCTTGGCTCCGTAGCTCGTGCGTCGCTCGTCCTTCGGCATCACACACCCCGGTTGTAGAACAGCGTGATCGTCAGGCAGTGGAACGCCTCGTCGCTCGACTGCGTGACCGTCTTGTCGACGATCGTGATGCCTCGGTTGATCTCGAGCCAGCGCGTGATCTGCTCGCCGAGCGCATCGCGATCCTGGAACTTCGTTGCAGAGAACGTTTTCACTCCGTTGAACTGTTCCATATCTCAATACCTCCGTGCATCGGGCAGGGCTCGAACCTGCGACCCACCGTTCAGGAAACGGCTGCTCTATCCGCTGAGCTACCGATGCAGCACCCCGCACAACGCGGGGGACGGGCTCGCTTTGGCACAGGGTGTCCCGCTCCCTGCCTTTGTCCGCGCCGATGGCCAGCACCCCGAGCGTGCACGGCGCGCTGCCAAACCTACTCGGACGAGGACGCCTCCTTGCGCAGGATCTCCGCGGCCTCATCGGGGTCGATCGCGGTCGTAGCATCGGTTGACGGCGTAGAGCTCGGTGCAGGCTGACACCGATCCTTCGCGCGGCGGAATGCCTCTGTCACCCTCGTGCGCGGCGCGCCCTTAGGGATCCTGTCCCAGTCCGCGCGCATCTCTGCCTCGAGCGCCACGAAGTCGCGGTGCGTGGTGCAGGTGTCGAAGCGGTCGGCAAGCGGGACAGGCGCGGATGATGTTGTCCGGCTTGACGTCGCGGTAGACGACGGCGCAGAAAGGTCGGCGCCGGCGGCCCAGCGCGCGAGCTGCTCGCCGATGTCTGCGCTCAGCGGTGGGTTGTTCGCAAACAGCCCACGAAACCAACCCGGCAGCTTCATCAGGGCTTGTTCGTGGATGATGCTCGACGTCCATACCGGACGACCATCGGCCTGTGGTCGCAGTAGGCACTTGAACAGGAGCTCATAGATTAGCTCCTCTGGACCGAGCGGCTGCCATCCCATGTCGACCGGTTTGCCACCGGCCTCGAGCTTGATTTTCTCCTTGGCACGGAATGTAAATACCCAGTCGACCGGCTGTTGGAACATCCAGAGCTTGAGCTTGAGCTGTTCGCGCTTCACGAACTTCCATGCACTCATGTTGTACTTGTCACGAAGTTTCCAATCGTCAGAGCCCTTCGTCTTCTCATCGATGTACGCCTCGTGCATGTCTAGGATGCCTCCTTCCCCCTCGTGTAAGTCGGAGATCGAGTCTGGGATGATCCGGCGTGCGCCCTTGTCGATCGCATGCTGGCAGGCGGCTCGCCAGTCCGCCGGCGAGTACGGCGGCGGCATATGCACCACGCAAAACTTGTGATCATCGGCGTGGTGGAGCGAGCGCCGGTTGTTGGTGTCAATCAGCCATGTGTCGCCGCCGGAGACCCGCGCCATGCCCTCGCACAGCAAGATCGCGCTCAGGGTCTTTCCGGATCCGGACGGGCCAACGATGCCTAGCGCGAGCGGCGAGCGTTCTCTTCGGGCCGGTCCACTATCGAAAGTCCTGGTCATTGGCAATCCTCAAAGTTGGTGACGGCGAAGTCGCCATGATATTTGCGAGCCGCAGCATCGTAGGCGCGTGCGGCCTCCGCTTCATCGCGAAACACGCCGATGTACTTCTGTTTCGCGCGAGAAACGCCATCTCCAGCACAGATCACAACGACCCATCGATTCTTGGATCGGCTCCATGATACGCCGTGGAATCTGCTCGATTTCTTCGGGCTGTCGCGTCGGAAATTCCTCGCGTTCTGAGCCCGCGTGCAGACCCTAAGATTGCTCCTTCGGTTATCCAGCCCATCGCCGTTGCGATGATCGACCTCCATGTCATCGGGTGGCTTCATCAGCCAGCGGTGCAAGTATATTGTCTGTCGCTTCCCCTTGGACTTGACGGAACGCATAACGTGATACCTGCCATCTCGTTCTCGCTTTACGACATGCCATTTGAACTGCGACACCAAATCGAAATCGGCCGCATCGACGACCCCGACCAGGCCACGAGACAACTGGATCGTCCTGGCTGAGTGTTCAGAGCTCGTCACTAGCATATCCCTCGCTCCTCAGCGTCCACATCGGCGCCGTCATCTCGTTGTGGCCCATCTCGCGGTAGCTCGGCGCCTTGCCGGTCGCGAGGACCTCGGCCCATGCGTTCCGCGCGCGGACCCACCGGCGCTCGCCGATCTCGCGGAATGCACCGCTGAGGCGGTGCGGATCCCACAGGGCATAGGGCCTGCGCGTCTCGCACCACAGGAACTGAAAGTGGATGCGGCCCCCGAGCTGCGGGTAGAGCGCTGTGAGCGCGCGCTCGTAGGCGCAGGCCGCGATCGCGTAGCCGAAGCTCTCTGCCGTGCGCATGCAGCGCTCCGGGTGCGCATCACCGCAGGTCTTGAGGTCGTAGATGATCGCGCCAGGAGCTCCCTGGTTCGACGTCACGATCCCTGCCGTGTTGAGCGGAACTCCCCACACGACCACGTGATCCATCATGCTGCGGCATTGCACCGGGCCGTGAGGCGTCTGCTCCCACCACTCGATCGCGAGCTCGCTGGTTCCGTCGAGCACGTGCCCGGCGGCGGCGATGCGCGCCTTCATCGCGTTCGCGACCTGCTGGTGGATCTCGAGGTCAGCCTCCTTCACCGGGATCCTGCCGGAGTCGCGCGCGGCCTTGACCAACGCCTTAGCGTCGGCGGTGCTGATCGCGCCGTTCTTGGCGAGGATGGTCTGCGGGATGATCTCGATCCGCTTGCCAATGCCGAGCACCAGCGCATGGTAGATGTTCCCGCTGTCGAGCCGCTTGCGCTTGTCGGCGGGCATGTCCTCGTCGCCATCGCTCTCGTCCTCGTCGGCGATGCGCTCGAGCTGACGGTCGTAGGCGTCCTTTGCGTGCGCCGCCGATCGCGAGATGACGATCTTGGCGAGCGAGGCGCTGAACCCGGGAAGACGGTGGTAGGAATCAGGGCTGACCTCGAGGATGCGGGCGGGTGGCAGGTCGGTCATGGTCACTCCCACTTCGTCGCGTTGGACGCGCGTTGCAGAATCCACAGATACACGCATCGCGGCGCGCGGATGGTGTGCGCGATGTCGAGCAGTCGAAGCCAGAAGTGCAACATCGTTATCCCTTCCACGGCGAGCGATACCGCTGAAACAGATCCCGCATCTCGAGCTCCGACAGCATGAGCACAGGCGAGTGACCGACGGCGATCTCGAGGCTGCGCAGCCAGAGGAGCGACATGTGAAAATCGTTTCGCGTCGGTGCCGGGTGCGTGCGCGCGTTCATCGCCGCACCGTGCCGTCGGTTCGCGCTGGCCTCGAGCGCCGGTCGAGTTCCTTGTCGATCGCGTCCTCGACGGCCGGCTCGACGAACGTGTCGTTGTCGGCATAGGCCCATTGCCAGATGCCGACGAGCCGCGCCTCGCGCGTGCTCTCCTGATGGCCGAACAGCCAGCGCCCGATCCATCCCGGGACTCGGGTGACGGTCACTGTGGTCGACGACTGGATGACGATGGAGATGGTCATCTACCCGACCTCCTGCGTTTGGCGACGGTGGCGATTCCGCTGTGGGGGAGCAGGTCGGAGATCAGCAACCGGACCTTGGCAGGTGTGAGAAACACGAGCGCATCCCCACCGACGACGTCGAATACGCGGAGCGCCACCTCGCGGTCCTCCAGGCCTTTGCTCAGCTCGTAGCGCGCGATCGCCATATCCTTTCTTGCGCCATACAGCTTGCGCTTGACGTCCTTCATCAGGCCCTCACCTTCGCGATCCACCGCGACACCCCCTCGGGGCTGCCATAGATGCTCGGGTGCAGCGCGTCGTTGATGTAGCGCACGATCGCCGGCAGCGCGATGATTGTCTCTTCGTCGCAGCGCGCCATCGCGGTGAACAGGTTGCCCTCGAGCACGGCGCGGATGCCCGACCCTGGCTGCAGTCCATGCTGGGCGTAGTTGTCGATGGTCAGTCGGGTCATCGGCGGGATCCGGTCGACCGAGGTCAGCGCGGGGAACGCGTCGATCGCCTTGATCACGACGCGGCATGAGTCCGCGCGGAGCAGCGCGTCGTGCGCGCCGGCCTCGCCGACCTCGGCGCGCTGGTGCTCGGCCTCCTCGATGAAGCTCTGGCAGAGCGCGCGGATGCGATCGAGGTCGGTCATCAGTACCCCCTGAAGAACGGGCCGAAGACGTCCTTGATTAGCTTATCGCCTTCGTAGCTCGCGAGCTTGGCGGTGAACTTCTCGATCATCGACTCCGCGAGCTTCGCGGCGATGCCGCGTGCGGCGACGAGAACAGCGGCCTTGATCTCCTCGTGCTGCGCGGCCAGCTCGGACCGGACCGTCGGCATGACCTCGTCCACGATGTACTTCTTGACCTCGTCGGCGATCGCCTGCGAGGTCGTGTACTCGATGTTGCGGAACGCCTGCTCCTTCATCTTGGCGCCGATCTCCGCAGCCATCTGCGGGATCATCGCCACAACGCTCTCCTCGATGCTCGCCATCTTCATCTCCTTGCCGCATGCGCGGCGACACCACAGGGCCGGTGCGAGACCGGCGCTCCAGTGACGCGCGAGGTCAGCGGGTTGAGTCGATGACAACGCGGACGTCGGCGAGCGTTCGCTGCAGCACCGCGATCAGACGTTCCAGCGCGTCAGGGCTGCACGAGAACCCGCCGAGGTTCGGGAGGTATGCTTCGATCAAGGGTGAGGTGCTCGGCGAACCGACGATGATTCTCCCCACATCGGGATAGTGCGGACTGGGATCCAGCACAGCAGTCACTGCGAGCACGCCTTCGTTCTCGCCGCCATCGCCATAGAACCCACGCAGGTGGGTCAGCTTGCGCTTCACGCCAACGTCCAGAGTCTCCGTCCATTCGTTCCGGGCCATGCTCGATGGATACGGGTGTCGACTCCTTTTGTCAAGCGACTTGAAACACAGACCGACATCGTGCATCGTATCCGGCATGAGCGACAACGATCGAGAGCTAGCCGTTAGGATGCTCAGGTGGCGAGAGTATCGCCACCTGACGCTGCAAGACGTTGCTGACACCGTAGGCATGTCCAGGCAAGGCGTGAACTACATCGAACAAGGGAAGAACAGCCTCTCGGTCGCCAAGCTGAACATCATCTGTCGCAAGGCGTTCAAGATCGACCTCGCCACGTTCTTCGGGCCGCTGCCCAAGAAGGCAGCGGCGTAGATGTTGGCGTTCAAGAGCTCGCAGCGGCGACGCGACCGAACCGCGCTGTTACAACGGCTCGCGGTGTTGACCGACCCACGCTCGGAGCGGGCGTACTTCCGCATCCTGGATAGGTTCGGCCGCGGCCTGAAGCAGCTCGAGGACCACGAGCTCGGCTACCTCGACCTCGGCGGAGAGGCTGGTGGCGCGTGAGCGCCCCCGGCGACGGGATCCGCTGCCCGCGCTGCGGCGGCGAGACCGGCGTGATAGAGACCCGCGCGAACCGCGGCTCATTGCGCCGGCGCCGGCGCTGCCGGACCGATGGATGCCGCGCGCGGCTGACCACGATCGAGATGGTCGCGCCGCATTACAGCAAGCTCGTGCCTTCGGGCGACCTCGTGGCGATGCCAGCGGCGACCGCGGATCATCTCGAGGTCGTTCCGCGCAGCCTGATGAACGCGCTGCGGCAGCTGCTCCAGGCTGGCGGCGTCGGCTCCACAGCGCCGGAGGAACACTGGTGAAGGTCGATAAGCCCGCCAGCCGGTTCTTTCGGTTCACGCAGAGCGACGGACGCTGGTTCGGCATCCTCCGGCTCGCGGGTGGCAACTTCGCGACGATCGTTGACGCGAACCTGAGCGAGGACGAGGCGGATGCACGGCTCGCATCGTACCGTCGTGCAGAACGAGGAGAGCGACCATCATGAGGATTCTCGGTCTAGCACTATCCGGCTGGGGTCTACCGTTCCTCTCGGCCAAGGCGCACCACAGCCACTGGAGGGGCGCTAGCCTCGGCGAGGTGGTCTGCGAGACGCAGGAACAATGCGACGCGATCGCCGCTCGCGCGCGAGCGGAGGGCTGGACGATCACGACGCGCATCGCGACGGCCGACGAGGTCGCCGAGGCGAAGAAATGGCGGGAGTTGTGGTGATGCTGGCCGTCTGGTTCGCGGTCGGCTCGCGCTGGTGCGTGCTCCGCCGCGCTATCCCGGGCGGGCGCGTCGCCTCGCTCTGCCTCGCCGGCGACGGGCACGAGGGCGCCCTGCCCTACGAGCCGCTGTGCGTGACCACCGAGCATCCCGGCGAGCTGGCGTGCCCCGCGTGCGAGCGCGAGCTCCGAGCCTGGACAGCGGGCGCCGCGGTGGCGCTCGAGCCCGAGCCCTACGACGACCTGCGGATCGAGGTGGCGCGCACTCCGACCGCGAACCTGCGAGGCAAGATGACCGACCCCGACGACATGGCCGTGCCGGAGTGGGACTTCGAGGGTGGTGGGGCGTGACCGGGCTGCGTCCCTTCTGGCGCTACTACGGCGCGAAGTGGCGGATCGCGCCGCGCTACCCGAAGCCGCGCCATCGGACCATTATCGAGCCGTTCGCGGGTGCTGCGGGCTACTCGCTGCGGTACCCGGATCGTAAGGTGATCCTCGTCGAGCGCTACCACGTCATCGCCGAGATCTGGCGCTGGCTGATCGGCGCGTCGCCGGACGAGGTGCGCGCGATCCCGGCGGTCGACGCGGTGGCTGACCTGCCGTCGTGGGTCCCGGACGGTGCGCGGTGGCTCGTCGGGTTCAACCTGGCCCCCGGCCGGCAGCAGCCCGCATCGCACGTGTCCCCCGGCATCCTGAAGCGGCGCGAGGCGCGCGAGCGATGGATGAACGAGGGCTGGACGCAGGGCTTGCGCGAGCGTGTCGCTGCGCAGGTCGACGCAATCAAGCACTGGCGGGTCATCGAGGGCGACTACACCACGGCGCCCGACATCGAGGCCACGTGGTTCATCGATGCGCCCTATCAGGGCGAGGCTGGCCGCCGCTACACCTGCGGCAGCAACCACCTCGACTACGCGGCGCTCGGCCGGTGGTGCCGCGCCCGCGCAGGCCTGCGGATCGTCTGCGAGTCGCCGTCGGCGACGTGGCTGCCGTTCTTGCGGTTCAGCTCCGTCAATGGGTTCAACGCCGCGGGATCCGGCGAGGCGATCTGGTGGCAGGACTCGGCGCGATCGCAGGGTGAGCTCGCGCTGGGGGCAGGCTGATGGCTCGTCCGACCTGCAGCGAGGCCGAGCGTCACCTCGTCGACATCGAGACCCAGGTCCAGGCATGGTCCGATGGCAAGCCGACCGGCGAGTTGAGCTACCGCTGGCGGTGCTCGTGCGGCGAGCACGGGAAGTCCTGGCACGCCAGCGGGCAACACGGCCAGCACGCAGGACGCGCCGCGCGCCGGGCCCGAGACGGAGGGACCGCGCACGCTCGCGCGATGGAGCGGTTGCGACTTGGGCGCGCGGGGACTTGACACCGTTCGCACGCGCGTGGGATACACACGACACCATGCCCAAGCGCAAGCAGTCCAGTCAGAAGCAGCTCTGTGTGCGGGTGAGCCACGAGACCTACGCCGAGTGGTCGAGGGATGCCGCCGCCGCCGGCATCACGGTCTCGACCCTGATCCGGCTCCGCATGGCCGGCCGTGAAGTGATCGAGACGCGCAAGGCCGCGTGATGGCGAGTCCAATTGAGGACGCGCTGTTGCGGCGCATACTGGAGACCGTTCCGCCTCGTGTGGTCGTTCACTACCGAGACGAGCGAATCGGTTCGGCGGATGGCGACCGCGCCGTTCTCCTATACCGACAGCACGAAATCGCCGAGTATCGCGTCGACCTGTTCCTCGAGATCGATGGTGGTCAGTTCCACATGGCCATCGAGTGCGACGGCCACGACTGGCACGAGCGGACCAAGCAGCAGGCCGCTTACGACCGGGCTCGCGATCGAGAACTGATGTGCCTCGGGGTGTTCACCATACGATTCACAGGCAGCGAGATCGTCCACAGCCCGGGGCGCTGCGCGGCGGATACATGGCGTTGCACGATGAAGCTGCTCGATCTCGATGAGCTCTATCTGCAGCGGTGGTTCGAGGGGAGACATCACGCCACCGCGGCGGGCCGATAATGGCGGGTCGCATCCGCAGCATCAAGCCCGAGATCCTCGACGACGAGAAGACCGCCGCGCTCTCGCATCTCGAGTGGCGGCTGTTCGTGAGCCTTTGGCTGATCGCAGATGACTACGGCAACCTGCGCGGTGACGCCGGCTACGTGATGGGGCAGACGCTGTGGTCCACCGGGGAGTCTCGCGAGAATGTCGCGAAAGCTCTCGAGACCCTCGCGACAGTCTCGCTACTGTCCGGCTACTCGGTCAGAGGTCAGACCTACTACCACATCACCGGCTGGTCTAAGCACCAGAAGGTCGACAAGCCAGGGAAGCCCAGGATGCCCGGACCCAACGATACGGATTCCGTATCAATACGGACACCTGCGACAGATTCCCGGGAACCTCGCGACGGTCTCGCGGAATCCTCGCGAGAGTCTCGCGAGAGTCTCGCGCCTGACCTCCGACCTCCGACCAACGACCCCGACCAGGACCCCGAGTTAGGCGCGCCGAGATTCGGCGCTGCACAGCCAGACGCGCCACGTCATGAACCACAGTCGAAGCGCAAGAAGCGTCGCAGCAGGATCCCGGAAGACTGGCAGCCCGCGGCCGCGGAACGCCAGCAAGCCATAGCAGCCGGTGTCGATTGCGACGCTCTCGCTCGCCGCTTCAAGCGCCACTACACAGCATCCGGTGCTGTGTTCCTGAACTGGAACGAGAAGTTCGCGGGCTGGATCGAGAACGAGAACGGCCGGATGCGAAACGGGCATCCTCCCCCCAAGAAGACCCTGTTCGAGCATGCGATGGATGCGCTCGCCGACGCCGAGGCTCGAGAGCGAGCCGGAAAGGAATCATGACCGAGGCCCAGGTTCACAAGCTCGTCGCTGTGCTCGCGGCGTCTTTCCCCGCCGCGCGCGGCGACGCGGGTACGATCGCGGCGTATCAGCGCATGCTCGCCGACCTCGACTACCCTGCAGCGAACGCCGCGGTAGAGCGGCTGATCGCGACGAGCAAGCGGCTGCCGACCGTCGCCGAGGTGCGCGATGCGGTGCTCGCGCTCACGGCCGGCGAGGCACGCAACGGCGGCGAAGCATGGGGCGACGTCCTCAAGGCGATCCGCCGGTACGGCTACATGCGGACGCCAGGCGTTGACTTTCACTTCGACGATCCTGTGGTCGCCAATACCGTGCGAGCGCTATCCTGGCAGGAGCTGTGCTCGTCGGAGAACGCGGTCGCGGATCGCGCGCGGTTCATCGAGACCTACGACCAGCTGGCGGTTCGGCACCGGCGCGCCCAGCTGAGCGATGGGCTACCGGCGATGCAGCGGTTCCGGGCCCTGCAGGCCTCGCAGCAGCAGGCCGAACTCGCGGCTGGAGAGGCGGTGCCGATCGGCGACCTCGTCAAGCAGGTGCTGAAGCGAGGAGACCGGTGAGCTGCGATAGCAAGTTCCTGCGCGGCCAGCTCGCGAGCGTCGGGATCTTCCTCGACGAGCCGACCCCACGCCAGGCCCATCGAGCGCTCGAGCAACCGATGCCGGGCGTCGATCGCGATGAGGTTCGGCGGATCCTGATGTCCGCCGGCGCGCCGCCGCGCGACCTCGACTGGCTCACAGCCAGCTGCCCGAGCATTGAGGACGCGCTCGGCTACGTGGCGCCCACGCCAGAGGCGTGGTGCGTAGTCTGCGACGGGCCGCGCATGCTCGACCAGCAGGGGCGCTGCACTGACCCGGAGCATGGGCTCAGGTTTGTTGGAATCATCGACGATCGAACCGGATAGGAGACGGCATGAACGAGACCAGGATCAGATCCGACGCCCAGCGGCGCACCAGCGATGTGCAGCGCGGGTGGTCCAAGAAGCGGCGCGCGCGCAATGCCGAATCCGGCGCCTGCATCAACGAGAACCTGCGCGGCACACACGGCCAGGCGACGCACGGAGTGCGCTGCGCCGCGTGTGCTGCCGTCTACAAGAGATCGATCTGAACCAGAAAGGGAACACCGGCCAATGAAGACAGGCAGCGAGATTATCAGAGAATGCGGCGACAACGCCGCGAAATGGGCCAAGGCATTCTGCGAGATAGTCGCCGAAACGGCCGAACATCCGGCAATCGCGATCGACGAAGCGCTCATGCTGGGATGGTTCGCTAATGCGATCGAATCCCGGCCGCGCGCCCCGCGGCTGACCGCGAGCGAGGCGGTCTATGGTTTCGCCAGCTGGCTGACGACGCGCGCGGAGCGCACCGTGATGTCGGCGAGCGACAGCTCGGCCCCGATCGCCACGCTGGTCGACGAGTTCTGCAAGGCCAACGACCTCGCCGCACCTCGCGATGGCTGGACGCTCAGCCTGACGCACCCCACGACCTGAACCAGAAAGGGAACACCATGGCACGCAAGCAACAGGAGCTGGCAGGGACGCGTCGCCCCGACGAGGGCGAGGCGCAGAAGGCGATCAAGGCACTCGACGAAGCGCTCGAGGAATTCGAGAAAGCCAAGGGCAAGCGCGTGAAGGCAGGCCAGCTGGTCAAGGCCGCGCGCGACAAGGCGCAGGAGCTGCTCAAGGAGCACGGCCTCGCGTTCTATCTGTACGAGGATCTCGGCGGCGTCGAGCGGCGCTTCTTCACGAAGGAGACCGTCGGCACGTGCAAGGTCAAGAAGGAGAAGCGGGTGAGCGACATCGACGACGACGAAGACGACGAATGAAGATCGTGAAGGGCAAACCCACGCGCATCCGTGGCGGCACAGTCGCCGCTCCGGCTGTCGCGCTCGACCTCGACGAGCTCGAGCGGAAGGCGCGCGCTGTCGTCAACACTCGCACCGAGTTTGAACTGGCGCAGTGGAAGTCCAACGCAACGGACACCAGGCGTTGGAATGCCGAGCAACGCATTGCCAGCGCACAGCACATCGCCGCGAACAGCCCGCCTGTGACGCTCGCGCTGATCGCCCGGATCCGCGAGCTCGAGAGCAGACTGGCGCGGGTGACGCGGGGGCATGGCGACTTCTACGGTGAGACGCGGCGACTGCTCGAGAAGGGCGCGGTGTGTGCCGTGCCGCCGGCGGATGATGCCTTCGCCAGCGGGGACGCTGCCAACGACGAGCCGGATGGGTTCCAGTGACCCGCGAGGACTTCGTGCGCATCGTCCGAGACGTCGTCAGCACGTCCGACGTCGACAACCCGATCACATTCGACCCGCCGGAGTGGGTGCTACGCGCGGTGCAGCGGGCGTACGAGCGAGGCGAGCGCCGCGGAGCGCGAGACCACGCGCTCTACCCGGAGGGCGGGTGATGGCGATATACTGCGCCGATGGAGAACGCGGCCAGTTCTCGCGCCGGCCACCCGCACCGCCGCCCGAGCGTCGCGCCGGCAAGGAGGCGTGGCGCCCGCCGGACCTCGAGCCCGACCGCTGCGCGCGCTGCGGGGCGCTCGCGATGGACCACTCGACGATGAAGCCGGAGGACAGGTGACGCCGTACTACGACGACGGCAACGGGATCGTGATCTACCACGGCGACTGCCGGGAGATCCTGCCGAACATCGCGGCCAACGTGCTGGTGGCGGATCCGCCGTACGGGATCGATTTCGCAGGACAGCCCACGAAGTGGCAGCGCCGCGCCGGCAAGCAAGCCGAGGACTGGGATCGCGAGATCGTACCCGAGGTGCCGGCGATCGCCGCCAGCTTCCCCGAGGCGTTCGTGTGGGGCGGCAACTACTACGCGCTGCCTCCGTCGCGTGGCTGGCTCTGCTGGTTCAAGCCCGACGCCCCCCCGTCCATGGGGAGCCTTGAGATGTGCTGGTCAAGCCGAGACGCCATCGCGCGTCACATGACCCGATCGATCAGCGCAACGAACCACGAGCGCGTCGGTCATCCGAACCAGAAACCACTCCACGTGATGACGTGGACGCTCAGCTTCGCATCACCGGGCGTGATCGTGGATCCGTTCATGGGTAGCGGAACCACGCTGGTCGCCGCGAAGCATCTCGGGCGCCGTGCGATCGGGATCGAGATCAGCGAGCACTACTGCGAGATCGCTGCGCGTCGCCTCGGCCAGGGCGTGCTCGCGCTGGGCGGTGCACCGTGACGCGGTTCGGTCGAGCTCCGGTGCGCGCGGCGCGGCGCGATGCCAACGAAGGACCGATCATCGAGGCGCTCGAGGCGGCGGGCTGCGCGGTGCAGCAGCTCGATCCGCCGGCGCCAGACCTGCTGGTCAGCCGCGCGGGCGTGCTGTACCTGATCGAAGTTAAGGATCGCGCCGAGGGCAAGGCGACCCGCGCACCGTTCAGGCGCAACCACGACGGCGAACTCCCCGCATCGCTCACGCCGCAGCAGGTTGCATGGTGGCGCGCGTGGCTCGCGGCGGGCGGCCGGCCTCCGATCATCGTGCTCGACCTGGCCGAGGCCCTGGCTGCGGTCGGGGCTCCGGCGGTTCCGTGCGTCCTTCATGGCGGCGTGATCACGCGCGACGGGTGCACCGGGCGGTCAGCTCGGGGCCGCGGCCGGTGATCGACCAGCTACCCGAGCGCTATCTCAACGCCGCGCGCGGGCTACCGACCCATGGGATATGACGACAGACCAGATCCTCGAAGTCCAGCGCCGCGCGGTCGAGCGTGGCGATCGTGAGCTTCTCGAAGCGGCGTGGGGCGCGCTCGGCTACAGCCAGCGGTACGCGTTCGCGCCGGTGTCAGAGTGGGAGCGCCGGCGGTGCCTCGAGCGCTGCGCGGCCGAGCTCAGCGGCACCTCGCGAGCAGCGCGGCCAGCGTGACCTCGTCCATGGGCGGCGTGCTGGTCCGCGGCAGCTCGACCTGCACGGCCGAGAACTCGATCTCGCCGCGCCCGCTGCCGTCAGCCATGTCCTGAGGTGGCACGAGGTCTGACACGTCGACCTCGAACTCCAGCGGGTGACCGTCCGCGTCGACCCAAACCTGGCGCAGCCGGCCAGCTGGCGGAGGCGCGGTCCACGCCCAGATGGCCCGTGGCGCGCTCACCACGGCATCATCCGCGAGGGCAGCGTGCGCCACGCCCACCAGCCGGCCAACGCAGCCAGCGCCACGTAGACGCCTACTGCGAGCCACCAGCCGGCGAACCAGCCGAGGACCACGAAGTCAGATACCCCACAGGTCAGCGCAACCGTTGCGCGGCCGGCGGCGGCGAGCTGGTTGCGGTTCACAGCGCCCTCGCGGTCGCGCGGATGGCGACCTCTATGTCGGCGTACATCCTCCGCGCCGCGAGCCGCGCCTCGTCAGCCCGTGCCACGCCCGCGCGCTGCTCTCCCGCCGCGACGCTGAGCTCGGCGCGGGCCTGGTCGAGGTAGGCGATCGCGCGTGCCACGCGGTCCAGCGCGAGGTTGAGCCGCACGTAGTCGTGCATGGCCGTGGGCCTGCCGGGGAGCGAGGCGGCGAGCTGGTGCTCGAGGTCAGTCGGCATCGTCGTCTCCATCCGTGCACTCGCACGGGAATTCGATCGTCGTCTGATGGGCGGATTCGCCGGCCAGGAAGGACTCCCAGCTGAAGCTCCTGCCGAGTCCCTTGACCGAAGTGAGGGTACTCGCCGCGTTCCGCTCCATAGCGAGCGCCCGTTGCCGAAGGGGGATGGGTAGGGCGCGGATCTCGGGCTTGCGGCTAGACGGGCAGAACCAGCAGGCGCTCTTGCCAGGGCGTCGGATTCCAGCCCGATCGATGGATGCGATGCAGGCGTCACGGTCCATGCTGAACTCGATCAGCGGGTAACGCTTCTGGTACCGAACCGCCTCGGTGACCTTGCGTATCATGTTGCGCAGCTGATTGCTCGGCACGACGGCATCCGGGGCCGAAGACCCATCTGGGTTCCGGCGAGGGATCCGATCGAATCCTTCGCCGGACCGCAGCTCTGACAGCGCGATGCTGCGGGCGCTCTCGCCGGCCGCATAGCGCGAGTACCACGCCTCACACTGGTACTCGTTGCCCTTGTCGGCGCGGCGCTGTTCGTCGATGCCGAACCCAACAAGCTTGGTGATGCGCTGGCGCGCCTTCCAGGCCGCGCGCGCCAGGTCCCAGTGGTTCGTCCACTTCGTCTGAGGCTCCAGCTTGAACTTCCCAGAGCACTTCTTGAAGCCGTTGGCGCGCATGCGCAGCTTATCGGCAACGCGCTTAATGCAGGCTGGCTGGCGGATCCGCGTTCCCGTTGTGGTGTCGAACCACGCCGAGTCGCTCCCGTCATCGCGCCGGCCTGGGATGCAGATGATGGCCACAGCTATACTCCGATCGTAGAACTCGGGTACCCCGCGGCGACCAGCGCGCGCCGCTTGAGCTCCGCCTCGCTGGCGCCCGGGGTCACCAGCCACTCGGCGGTCATGTGCCACGCGACGAGGTCGCGGTGCGCGGCGCCGGCATAGTGGACCAGCTCATCGCGACCGGCGCGGCGCATCGCCTCGACGATCTGCGGGATGTGGAGCGTGCTGGTCTCGGGCTTCATCGTGCTGGTGGTCGCCTTCATGTCACGCTCCCATGATCAGCGCGTTGGCGGTCTGGTCGTTGTGGCGGCTGTAGATCTCGCGATCGATCTGGTCGATGTGGAACTGCAGCATCGCGCGCGCCGTCTTGTCGGTCTCGCGGCGCATCTCCTGGACGTTGGCGCGGCGCTCGGCGAGCAGGTCTTGGAGGCTTCTGGTCTTCATGATGCTCTCGGTCATTGCCGTTCTCGTGCCAGCCCGAATCGCGCCCCAACCCCGCGACGCCTCTCGACCGACCTCTCAGTTTTTCGTCGGGTAGTCGTCCGGAGTGTGGCGCTGCGTATCCGGTCGAGCGTGGGTACGAGCCTCACGGTCGAGAGCAAGTACGCGACGATTCGAGATGACCGCGCGCGCGATCGCGTGGCACGGCGCAAGCAGTGAGGGGGAGGCATGGAAGCGATGAGCGACATGGATCAGATGAACATGGACAACGAGTGGCTCGTGGGAGTCCTGCGCGACGGCCAGGGCTATCACTACACCGCGACCTGCACAGGCGTGCTGTGGGCGAGCGGTTGGGTCCGCTGCGATGACTCCGAGGTCGCGCGCCGCTTCGCATGGGAGACCGGCCAGCGCGCCGCCGGAGGCATGCTGTGAGCGACTTCGACTTCTGGACATGGGGCGCGCTCAGCGCCGGCGCCAGCGCGCGCGGCCGGCAGTGCTTCGTGCTCCAGCCCGGCTCCGCGCCCGTCAAGTCTGGCCGGTACCGCATCGCGTGGCTGGACGACGACGGCGAGGTCATGGCGTGGTGGACCGCGGACGAGCGCGGCCCGACCGCGGGCTGGGGCGACGAGAGACCGCTCCTCATGACCCTCGAGACCGATGCCCGGCACGAGCTCGCCCGGGCCGTGCGCTCGTTCGGCGACCGGCGCGATCGCAGGGTCGAGATCATGGAGATGGTGTAGCCATGGCCGTCGACCAGAGAGGCGTCGAGATCTGCGCTCCGATCCGATGCTCCGTCTGTGGAGGCAACATCGCCACACGACCCGACGGTTCTATCCGCAATCACGCAGGCCGCACCGGCAACCACTGTCCCGGCAGCACACATCACGATCCTGCGGTGCGCGCCACCCGCGCGAAGGAGAATGGCAATGGGTAGCGAGCGCGTGTATCTCGAGGGTGCATCGCGCCGCTCGTACACGATCGGCGACCGGCAATACTGCGTCGCCTCGGGTACAGTGCCGAGCTTCGATCCGGATCTCGGCGAATGGGCCGCGCGCTGCCATGAATGCTGCCGCGTGGTCTCGATCGTCCGTGGCGGTGTGCTTGTTAGGCATGCCCCGACGGCGACCGCAGCCGAGGCGCTCAAGCGCGGAGCCAAGCCGTGAGCGACGTCGTGCGCCCAAACGCGCGCCGCGCCCGGCTCCCATCGGGCCAGGTCCGCGAGGTGGCCGGTCTGCTGCGCGCGCTCGCCGACCAGCTCGAGGCCGGCCGGGCGAGGGCCAACCTGCGCATCGAGATCGAGAAGGAGCGCCGCGAGGTGTGGCTTGTCGCGGCGACGGTGCTGCCGTGACCCGCGACGCGATCCCGCAGCTCCACCCGCCCGACGCGCCGCGCACCGAGACCCGCGGGTATGCCGATGCCTCGCGCAGGTTCGGCATGCCACACGCGCCGCCGGCGATGGCGGACCGACTGGACGTCGGCCGGGTCGCCGACTGGACGCCGGCGCAGTTGCTCGCTGCCGCGCACGAGGGAGCAGCTGACCCGAACGCGCTCGGCGACGCGGACGTGGCCAGGATCTGCATGGCGTTCGTGGTGGTGGTTGACCAGCATGCGCGCGAGATGCTCGACGTGCATGGACGGTTGGCGTGCGCGTTGAGCGACCACGCGATGGTCAGTGCCGAGAACGTCGTGCTGCGCCATCGGCTCGCCGGCACCATGCCAGCGGCCGAGGTCGTTGCCAAGGCGCGGACTGACACGCTCAACGACCGCATCCACTCGCACATTTCACTCGACGATGCGGACACCGTCGTCGTCGAGATCCCGATCCCAGAAAGGACCAGACCGTGACCACAACTCTCATCGCCTACCACGGCGACCCCAAGATCAAGGCCAAGTACCTGCGCCGCGTGCGGGCGCATCGCCGCGCAGATGAACTCGTTCAGGGCACAGGATGGGCCGATGGCAAGGGCTGCGCCGTGGGCTGCACCCTCGATGCGTACCGGCACAGCCGATATCCGATCGAGCTCGGCATTCCAGAGGTGCTTGCTCGCCTCGAGGATGCGTTGTTCGAGCAGATCCCGCGCCGCAATCGTGATGCCTGGCTAGCGTGGCCCGAGGAGTTTCTCGCCGCGATCAAGCCCGGCGCCGACCTTGCTCCGGTCTGGCCGCAGTGGGCGGTTTGGATGCTGCTCGATGAAACGCACGGCGTCATCCGGCATGCCAAGGGCCAACCTGGTTGCGAGGCTCCGATCCGGGCGGTGGCCAATCTATGGCGCAACGGCGGAACGCCGGAGCAGTTCAGGCAGGCAAGGAGCGCCGCCGCCACCTACGCCGCCGCCGCCGCCGCCACCTACTACGCCGCCGCCGCCGCCGCCGCCGCCGCCGACGCCGACGCCGCCCTCGCCGCCGACGACGCCGCCGACGCCGCCGCCGCCGCCACCGCCGACGCCGCCGCCGCGCGGGCGAAGTGGAACACGGCGGCTCGCGCGAAGCTCCTCGACCTGCTGCGCGCCGCACCGATGGCGGCAGCATGACCGACCTCAACATCATCGTGCTGCTGCAGGCGTTCGCCGCGGCCGGGGAAATGGCACAGGGCCTCACGCTCGACGGCGACCGCGCGGCCGACGCGCTCGAGGCATGGGCCGAGGAGCGCAAGCTGCCGATCGAGCGCGAGCGGATGACCCGCGTCGATCTCGAAGGCACGACGATCGAGTGGACGCTGGTCCGGGTCACCGTGCGCGGCTCGATCTGGATCACCGCGAGCCGCAACGACGAGCGCCCGGTGCAGGCCGCGCTCGAGCGCGCCACCAAGTCCATCACCGGGTTCGACTACTCCGACGTGAACGCCAGCCTCGACGCCGAGGTGAGCGCGTTCCCCACCGACGAGGATTTGCCATGACCGACCGACCGAGCATCGCGGAGCTGCATGCATGGTGCGGAGAGCCAGACTGCGACGAGGCCGATGGAACATATGTGTGCCGGAGATGCCGCTGCACGATGGTCCTTGCCGCTGGGCGCGAGCCAAGCCCGCTGTGCAACGCGTGCGCGCAGCTGGTCATATCAGACGCCGCGCCCGTGCTCCTGGAGATCGCGGCTGCGGCGCTGGCGTTGCGCGATCAAGAGCGGGTGGCAGCCCGCGCGAGGTTCGAGGTGTACCGCCAGAAGGACGCGCCCGATTCGGCGTATGCAGCGATCGACGCCGAGGATCGCAAGTACGACCAGTTCAAGCGGGCGTATGACGCCGCGCTCACGAAGGTGACACCATGACCGCGCTCGACCCCGCGCTCTGCGCCAGGCTGGTGAGCGAGGCGAGGGAGGATGACCGTCGGATGACGCCGGCGCCGTGGATCGCCGAGGCCGACGTTCTCTACCACCACAGCGAGGAAGACGGGACGATCGAGCTCGCCAAGTTTTCAGGCGAAGCGACGGTCGACGAGGACTCCGCCATCGCTCGCACGCGCAACAACCTCCGCGACCTCGCGGACCAGCTCGAGGCGGCGCTGGACTACAACCAGCGGTTGGAGGCCGAGTGTCTGCTACTGCGCGAGACCAGCGCGGCAGCTATCAACTCGGCCGCCGATGCGGTCAACGCCAGCCTCAGGTTAGAGCGAGAGGTGGCGTTGATGCGCGATGTTGTCGACGCGGCAGTAGAAGGTCGAGCCGATGATCTCCGAATCGCTATCGACCTGTACAGGAGCACCAAGCCATGACCACCGAGACCGCCACGTTCCATCAGCCGAAGTTCTCGGCGGCCGATCTCACGCTGTGGCCGAAGGAGGACGTGCTCGCCGCGCTGGACGACGCGCGCCTGCACGTCACGCACCCCGATCCGTTCGCGCGCCGCGCCTGGGAGCTGCGTGTCGTCGAGCTCCAGCGCGAGCTCGCGATCCGCAACGTCCGGCAGACCGCCGTGCTGGGCGAGGGCGGGCTGACCGAGCAGCACGTCGACGCGCTGGAGAAGTTCGTCGACCGCGCGCACGAGGAGTTCCCGGAGACCTGCGAGGCCATCGCCCGCGCGCTCGAGTCGATCGGCGGCGGTCTCGCCGATCGGCCAGAAGGCATCGTCGTCGAGATCCCGCGTGATTTGGCGGCGGCTGTATCGATGGCGATCGAGAGGCAGGCGCACGTCTACCGCAGCGACAAGGGCCACGATCCCGAGGATGTCGAGACGCTGCAACGCGACGCCGACAGGCTGGACGAGATCGCCGAGGCCATCACGACGCAGCTGGAGGGCGGCCATGGGTGACGTCCAGTGGCTCGCGTTCACGCCGCGCTACCAATCGACACGGCGCGCCGACGGACGCCCTGTCGTCGGAGCACACGCGTTCGCCCCGGGCGCCGCTAGGTCTGTCTGCGCCTATGTCGCGCGCGAGAGCGCGGGGCCCGAGGCTGACCCGAGCGCCCGGCGATGCGCGCGCTGCGAGGGCACGATCGCGTTCCTCGCCCGCCAAGGAGTGAGTCGGTGCTGACCGCCGCGCTGATCGCGCTGGGCTTCGTCATGCTCGAGGCGCTGCTGCCGCCTACGAAGCTTCGGAAAAGACCACCCACCAACCCAGGAGACCAGACATCATGAAGCGAACCACCAAGCTGCGACTGAACCGCGAGACCATCCGCCAGCTGGCCGAACACGATCTGCGCCGCGCAGCCGCTGGCGCCCGCAACGACTCGCTCGACGAGGCGAGCTGTAACCCGTGCGGGGACTGGCCGACGAGCCCCTATCGGGGCTGCACGCTGTGAGCGCTGCAATCTGGTGGTGGCTGTCATTCGCGAGCGAGGCTGGCTTCCTCGGGATCGTGATCGTCCGCGCGCCCGACATGACCACCGCGATCCGCGAGACCCATCGCATGGGCTGCAATCCCGGCGGCGAGGTGGCCGGCTGGCCTGTATATGAGGACTTCGGAGTCGGCGATCCGCCAGAGCGCTTCCGCGATCGTCTGCTGACGAAAGAGCAGGCGGCTCGGCTCGCCGAGGAGTGGCACGACTCTGTCCTGGTGTCCACGAAGGACATCACGAGCGGTGAGTATGGCGATGTGCGGGTGCTCGATGAGCCGGACAATGAGGGGCAGTGAGCCTCCGGAGTGTGGCGCCCGGTATCCGGGATGTGCCGATCGTACAACACTCCGGACTGGGTCTGAGCACCGCGTCATGAGTCGAGATGGGTAGTTGGGAGAGTGCCAGAGATGGCACGCGGGAAGCAGTAGCCCATGGCAAGGAGACAAGAACCATGACGACGACCACCGCAGAGCAGACCACCGCAACGGCCGAGCCCGCCACCGCCGCCCCGTCAGAACTCGTCAGGATCGCCTGTGACATCGCGACCGGAGCGGCCCAGGACCCGACGGCCGTCGCGATCCGCGTTCGAGGCGCGTGGCGGGACCTCAACGCCAAGGGCAACGGGACCGAGACCTACCGTCGGGCGCTCAGCCCGGGTGGGTCCTGGCGCTTCGTCTCCGCCACGCGCCTGCCTCGTGGCACGTTCCTCGCCGCGGACCGCAAGGCGAGCGTGCGCGGCGACGTGTACGTCGGCGACCTGCTGGCCGACTACGATCGGTCGCTGCGCGGTGGCTCGTCGCAGGGCGAGGCGGCGCACGACGGCAAGGTCGGGCTCGTCATTGGCCCGTCGAGCAAGGGCGCTGAGATCGAATGGATGGATGTCGTCCGGCAGAAGGACGGCACATGGCGGGTCATCCTGCCGACCGGCGCGCACCTCACGATTCCGGCCGCGGGGTGGCGCTGATGTCCACCAAGCCCTACCGCTGGCCCGAGCATCGCCGCGACGAGACACAGGTCCGCGCCGAGCTGCTCGCGGCGCACCCGGAGATCTGGGCCGGCCTGCGCGATGGCCACGACCCAGGAGACGAGGATGCCGCCAGCACCACGGAGCGATGGTCCATTCGCTGCAGGGCTGCCGACATGCTCGACGCTGCGATGGGGGTGTGACATGAAGACCCTACTCGTCCACCGCTCGCCCGTCTCGCTCCCCGCCCATGCGTTCGCCGCGCACCGGCTCCAGCGCATCTGCCTGAGCTCGCGCCGGCTGACCCGCGTGCAGCTGCCGCCCGTGCTGACCGCTCGCCGCGCCGCTCAGGCCCGCCAGCCCGCCCAGGTCGCCGCCTGCGTCGCGACCACCGAGCGCACGCACACGGCTCGCCCGTCGCGCCTCGCCCCGCTCGCGAGCATCGCCATCATGGTCGCCATCGTGCTGCTCGCGGCCTGGTCGACCGGGATGCTGCACCGATGAGCGCCCCGATCATGAAGTGCGGATGCGCGGCGACCGGCGACATCAGCAGCAACGGCGGCCCCGCGCTCGTCGGATGCGGCCTTCACCAATGCACCGAGGTCGCGACCGACCCGCCGAAGCTCGAGGGGCGCACCGCGCTCTGTTCCTACGGGTCGCACGGTGAGCGGCCGTCCAGCCCAGGACTCGCGTTCTTCCGCCACCGCCCCGACCGCGACCACGACGAGTATTACTGCGGCTGCTACGGCTGGGACTGATCCGCTCCCACGTGCGCCGGTCGGGTGCGTGACGGTCCGCGCGATCCTCAGCGCCGTAGCCACTGCCCGCGGCGGCCCGCTCCGATGCCCAGCGCGGCAGCTCGAGCGCGGATCTCGTGCGCCGGGCGCGGAGCCGGGGCCGGCTTCGGGCGCCTGGTCCACGCTGGAGCATCAGGCCGGAACTCGGCCCTCAGCGGCGGGCGAGCGCGCAGCTCGGCGGCGTAGCGGTCGCCTACCAGGAGCTCGATGCCGATCCAGAATCGGATCTTCGTCACAAGCTCAGAGGGGGAGAGGCTCTGCTCGTCAGGCTCGGAGGAGATTCGGCGCACGGTGAACGCAGATTGCCATTGCTGGTGATCCGGCCGATCGACATCTCCCAGCGGGTAGCAGGTTCGGGAGATTGCCAACCCCACGCTCCTAAGAAGGCAGCGGGGCAGAGTGCCCGTCTGTAGTGGGCGATACAGATCGGTCGATTGCGCGCCCGTGTCGGTCGAATCATCCGCCAGGCGCGGCAGATCGTCTGTTCGAGCGGACAAATCAGCCGTCTCTCAGATTCCTGAGGCAGGATCTTCACTGGTGTCGTCGCGTCGCCACACTCCGGACGAGCGCGGGCACCGCGTCATGATTGGTGTCGAGCAGTTGCGCCGTCGACGAGAGTGGCACGCCCCGAGCATTATCTCCGAGCATGGCGACGAAGAAGCCAACTGGAGTCAGGCTCTACAGCGGTCACGATACCTTCGGTGCAGCGGTCGAAGTTGCGATCGGGCGCGACGGACGGTGCTTCGCGCGTCACTATTCATGGAATGGGTACGGCTACGGCTGGTCGCGCTGGGCTCCCCACGCTCCGACGCATCCGACTGAGGTGTACCCAGTGACCGAGCCCAACGACGGTTTACCGATCACGCTGACCCAGGAGCAAAGCGAGAGGCGCGTGCTATGGGGATTCAGAACGCTGCACATGGTTACTGATAGCGCCAATGTAAGATTGCCGAAATTGTAGGGGTCATCGGATGTCACACCCGCGTGCCATGGTGCGGCATGCCATCCAAGCGCGAGACCGGATCCTGGGGCCAGCGCTGCATCTCGGTCAGCGGTCGCACGTACCGCAGGTTGCGCGAGTACGCAGACCGCAACAGAACCCCGAT